TCTATCACTATACGGTCTTTTAAATCTAACAACAGACACACCATACCCATTTGGAAAAAAAATTAATCCGTGTTTACCTTCACCTATTGGATGTGTTTTAAATTCTATGTCTTTGAATGATTTCATTAGTTATTTAACATTATATATTGGTCTTCATCAATTCCCTGTACACCCAACTTTCCCAACGCGATTTTTAATACGTGAAGTTGTTTTGCCAAATTGTATTTGTTAAGTAACAAATTACCCAAAGTGATTCCGGTTTCTTTATGAAACTCATTAAATTCATTGAATCTTTTTTCCATTCGTAACCTTAACTCACATCCGTTAATATAAAAATCAAGGAGTTGTTCTTTAACAAATACATCAATCAATTCGTCGGCTTCATGTTCCATGGCAAAAAATAGTGCGATAAGTTCCTTGTTCATATGATTTCTTTTTACAAAGATACATATTTTTCTGAATATATGTCAAGTTCTTTTAAAAAAATTAAAAAATCTTCGCTATTTACAAATTCTTCGTGGATTTGTTGGTGAATATCCTCCATATTAGTTTTGTTTTTGTGATCCCGGATGGATTCAAACCATCAACCTATTGCTTAGACGTACCACTATAGTTTTCACTACCAATTTAATTGTTTGTGGTCTGGACTTTCTCATTACCTTATCCATTTGGACTTAGGTACTCACCGTCAAGTCTCTACACCTTATCCCATTTCTGAGATCTTGGCTCGGGATTACCATTTTACAGGCTTCCCCGAATTTGATGAGTTCCATTTAACTGTTTCCAATTAAACGCCCCCTATTTGAGGCAATTGCTCTATTCAGTTGAGCTACGGGACCATATTTTAATGAAGTTTTTTAACCTCATATTTGTGACCGGAATCTGAATTCAATTCAAAAATCTTTTTCATATCATCGGCCTGTTCAAAAGTGTCAAATTCCCAAATTTCATTGTGACCATTCAAAATGATAACTGGAACTCTTTTTCTATTTTCCGTTTTAATATGTTTAACTATAACGTACATCCTTTTTTTCATAAAGATACAAAATAAAAATCCCCCAGTCAATAACCGGAGGACAAATTATATTAATTTTAAATTACATTCCAATGATTAATCCATCCAATCCGATATCACCATTTTTTTTCATCCTATCTTCAGCTTCATCATACATAAAGGATTTTACAACGGCAAGGATTGATTGTTCGGATTGAGCGATTTTGGTTTCCATCCAATCCTCAAGTTGTTCACCATCCTCCATCATTTCCCACATTTTGTAAGCCAATGTTGCGATTGTAAATAATTGTTGTTTTGCCATATATGAACCATCATCATGATTTTCTTTGATGTGTTTAACCATATCTTCCAATTGTTTTTCTGTTATAATAATTTTTTTCATAAAAACTCAACTTTAATTTTTAAATTTCCATTCCCCTTGATAACTCTATGAAAGGTATCTTTTGGTATAAATATCTGATCGCCTTCTTTTAATGTCGTTGGTAATGAATTATCCGATTGGAATTTCCAACCGTTTGATTCAATGATAATAACTTTCCGGTCCTCTCTATCTCTATGCCATTTTAATTCATATTCATCCACCGACGAATCAAACGTTCTTATTTTGGTGTTTCCAAAATCTTTTTGTTTAAATGGTAAATCACCAGTACCCTCCATAACTTTTTCCTCCCCATAAATGAGCATAGCGATTGATTCTACAGGCCCAGTAACCGGCCGTTAACCTATCTTTTTTGGCTTTACAATTGTGTCTGGAAGCAAAATTCCTTCTAGCTTCCGGATTTGATACTTTAGCGGTTAAACCCCCCTTTTTATCACCAAAACTAATTTTTTTAACTTTACCGGTAGATGGATTTTTAACATACACCACATATTTTTTTCCACCACCTGTATTTCTCATCGGTTTCCCAAGTTCAACTTTTCTACCCTTATATTCAGCTTCATTAATTGAATTTTCAATATATGGAACTTCAAGTCTAACAATTTTCCCACTTGTAAGTTTTACTTTTTTTCCAAAATCACTTTCAACCAACCATTTTTCATCCTCATCCACATCAATATAACCTTCGTTATATAATTCTCTGGCCTCATTGATTAAATTAAAAAACTCATCGGAAAATGGTCTGAATATGTTTTCAGTTAATGTTATACCATTATCCAAATGGTAGTTCATATTTTCAGATATAATCTTTTTCATATACCAATAAATATATCCAGAAACAAAAAAAGGTGAGTATTACCTCACCTTAATTTTAGGGACGACATTGAATGTCGCAACAGCCACCACTTTGTTTTAAAGAGAAACAAAGAAACTACCCCTCCAACTTAGATTTCGTCAAAACAACATCAGCCATTGAAACTTCAGTTGTTTTACCAATTACCAGAGACTCTTTTAATATTGAACAAGGAATGTGTACCAAAAAGTCCTTACCATTAAAGGTTGAAAGGTTTTGATCCATCGCAATTGAAGAATGGACCATATTCAAAAATATTTTAAACTGAACCTCATCCATAAAAGTTTCATTTAAAACTTCACCGTACTTTGGATGAATAATTGTAACGTGTTTGTGTGTCATATCTTTTATTTCTACAAATGTAGGAATAATTTTTGAATCTGACAAATGTTTTTTTTATTTTTTTTTTGAAATAAAAAAATGGATAAGAAATCCATCTCATCCATCAATTTTTTTACCAGTAATTTTTTTTTAAAAATAAGCCTGAGATTACAGCTGTTTGTGAGAACCTTTTGAAGGATTATTGTTTCCCTTCGTATCCACCATCTTTTGAATGGTATTTCTCAGTGATGGTTTTTTAGGTATACCACTCCTTGAGGTTTGAATTACTCTCATCTTACTTAACTCTTTCCGAGACTGCCGCCCCAGTTCATCCTTGCGGGATTAAAGGTTTTTTGGATAAATACACTCAGACTTGGGATCCTTGTGTGCAATGAACAACTCATTACTATGTAATCACCTTTCATCCAAACCTGACGGACACTTTTCCATTATTACGTTTATGATTTTACATCCAATTGTAAAAAATGTTGTGTGTCGTGGATTGTGAAAGTAGTGGTCCGTCAACCAAGCTGACCCATCTTTTGAACGAATCAATACTTAACTACTCTCTGAAACTTCCCAGTTTCCATATTTCTAGACTACTTCAAAACAATTCCTTTGGTAAGGAATCATTAGGGTTTGTAACAGCACCACCTGTACACAAACATACCTTTCGGTTTTAAGTATCCTATAATACTGGAACACGCAATATTAAAGTTGGATAACTTTAAGTTTTGCACTATTCCTACGGGTTATTCCTATTGGTGTTCCCACCTCAATCAGACGACCCACATCGCCAAATCATCTAACCACTTTCCCTACAGCGTTGCCCTCGGTACTAAAGGTTAAACGGTATCCCGCTTGTGTACTCAAGCTCGGTCTCCCAAGCCGCAAATCAGTTACACTTCTGATTCACTTTATCCCACTTTCATGGTTTATTTTAATGGACCATACACGGCCCAATGACCTATTAAATTCCATACTTAAAGAAAGGGAGGTGTTAATTCACTTTTTTTAATTATGTTAACCTTTCGGTCTAATTTCCTATTTTCAAAGAACGTTTCGGACTTTTCCGATTTGTTTTACAAAGTTAAGTCTTTTTTTTCATTTAGACAAGTACTTTGTCAACTTTTTTTAATTTTTTTCTACATATACCTTTTGAGTTCCATATTTGTTTGCCATAATTTCGGCAAACTGAACATTTGGTGTATACACCCTCTGACCTTTGTCGGTGATGTATGAGTAGATTTCACTTTCAATGTGTTGTTCTTCACTCATGTTTTATTCGTATTTCAATTTTATCATTGGGTCGTTCCCCAATTGTTTTACAAATCTAAAACATTTATTTTGAACTGTCAAATGTTTTTTAAAAAAAATATGAAATTTGTCAGGAATAATTATAAATATATCAATGTTGAACAAAAGTTCAGAAAATTTAATCTTTTTTCAATAATTCTAATGCCAAATCCTTAAATTTCCCTTTTAAAGGTATTTCAAGTACCTTTTTTCCTGGAAAATTATAGTTTTTTTCTGGTAACATAAGTTTCATATGTCCAGTATTATCAATTCCCACTAACGAATATAGTACATCCTTCATTGTGATGGTGTTACTATTAATAAGTGTACATTTGCCGGGATGATCCCATTGTCCTCTATTATCAATAACACAATCCAACTCATTAATTATAAAATCCCAATCTTTTTCAGATAATAGGTGTTTTTTATTGATGTGGTTTTTTAAAAGAGAAATTAAGTTTTTTTTTTCAACCGATTCTGTAATATTTTCGGTTTGTTTCATTTTTTCTTTTAGAACCCTCACAAATTCTTTTTGAATCATTTTAGTAAACTTAACATATGGCGCATCTTCACTTTCTGCGTCGTATTTATAACCTCCTTTTGGTGGTCTTTTTGATCTTCCGATGTAATTTAGCCCGGAAATATTAGTAATCGATTTATGACCCCCACTGTTAGCCTGGATCAAATCCCACACATTAATTTCAACATCATCCAGTAGTTTCATTTCTTCTTCAGTTAAACTTGTGAATGGTTTTAACATCGCCTTTTCAATTAAGTCCAACACCTCATCACCCCTATCAACTGACTTATAATAATCACCATAAAGAGCCATAAAATCTTTAAAAGTAAAACCAACCGATTCTGGACCAAAATCTTTTCCAGATTCTGAAATCCATTTTAATGTTGATAACGAAACATATTTTTCTTTTAATTGTGATTCCCACTTTGATAGAACTTCTTGTGCTATTTCACCCAAATTAATTCCTTTCAACGCTCTTTCTTTTTTAAATGGATTACAAGATGCTTGAACCAAACCTAGTGGCCAAGCTATCACAATAAAGTCGGCTTCTGGGTTGTTTCTGAATGGTGTATACCTATCATAAGAACCGGGTTTCATCATATTACCACCACCATATTGAATAATGATACCATCCTCAACTTTTACATTTGGGTGTGATTTCATTTGTTGAACATACGTTTCTTGGTTTTGTTTTAGAATCTCCGGTTTAACATAACCCTTCTCTAAAATTTGTTTTTTGATATTATTTAATATGCTGATAAGTGATGGTTTTGCTTCCATTACTATTGTTTCCAAAAACTTTGGCTTGTTCTTGAATGCTAACAATAATTTATTTGTCACCAAGCCCATCAACATTTTGTTTTGTTTTAAGGATGAATCTTTGTCAAATTTAAAAAGGTAATTCATTACCATTTCAGGTGTTATTTCATTTGACGCAAAATTTGCCGAATCCACCGTTGAAATTAAAAGGATGTCATCGGATGGGAATATTTCTTTTGGTGATACGACCTGGGATATTGTTTCAACGTTTGATCTTGAATGTCTAAAACTTGTTGCCGTTTCTTTTTCAACTCCTGATTGTGAGTCATGATGATCCGTGTGTATAACAAACATCGGACGCCCGTGACTATAGTCAACTAAAACTGGCATAACTTCACCAGAAGCGTCTGGTTTTTTTATAGCAAATTCCTTATCGCCATATTGTATGACCTCACAATCAACAACTTTTATTCCGTGTTGTTCAAGGTAGTTTTTCATGGCTAAAGCCGTGGTAACACCATCTAAATCCTGGTGGAAATATATTTTTGCTTTTTTGTATCTTTTAGCAATATTATTAATATCCCTAATCCCCGATTCTTTTATAAGTTTTTTCATATTCAAATAATTCATCTAATGTTATTGAACATTGTTTATTTTTTTTTAAATTATCGTGACTTTTTAAAATTTCTAAATTATAAAATTGACCAATTATGTTTGGTAAAATACCATTACCAAACCCTTCACTAATTGAATATTTATGGTCTAGGTGGTACTCTTTACTTCTTTCAATATTTGTTGGGTTGATTTTGTTTTTATATTTTTTATAACTTTTTTCAGTATAATAATAAACCAAATACGAGTACCTTTCCCAACCTTCCTTATACTTAACCGCATTTTCAAATTTTTTTTGTTCATAACATTGTCTGCAACGCTTACCTTTACTCCAATTATTCCAAGTTATTGTTAAGTTATGGTTATTTTCACAAATAACTTTATGTTTAAATTGTGATTTTTGACCCCATAACATATATTCATCCTCAGTTGAAAGTAGTGTGTAATTTGACTCTATTACGGATTTTTCTATAACATCAAAAGGTATGTGACTTTTTTTTATTTCATATTCTGAAATTTTAGACCTACATGATCTGCAGGTTTGTTTTTCTAAGGTATTATAAACAACTTTTGGGTTTAATAAAACATGTGTGGTGGTTGTCATTATTTTGTCATTTTTACACGAATCACAATAATACCTAACAATCCACCCTTTTCTTTTTTCTTTAATAAAAACACCAATATCAACCATTTCATACGACACGGCGATACCCTTACCATTAACTTTTTTTATTCTGGGTCTCCACACATCTATAATCATATAGATAAATACTTCCACAAAACAAAAAAAACCAACATTATTGTTGGCTTTCTAGTTGACTTATATAATGATCCAGGTAAAACTTGGCTTTTTTCAAATCTTCAAGTTCCTTATCCTTGTGTTTTTTACCAGCTCTTGAGATATATTTAACCGTGTTACCCAAACTAAATCCAAGATGCCAAGCATCTATCACCTTTATCGCTTCATATGGGTTATTTTTTCCCCCATAATGATCTGGGTGGTTCACCATTTCTTTATTTTCCATAAACCCCAAGACCAATTAAATAGTTTCTAACTTGTTTACCCAAATCCGCATCATTTGGAAATTTCATAACCAAATCAACAATGTGTTGTGAATCAACATTTGGTTTGTTGTTCTTAACCGCAGGATGTTTATAACCAAACTCTTTTTCCTGTCTCAATTCATTTAATGTTCTTTGTTTTACTACCATGACTTTTTTTTCTTCAAAATTAATGAATTATATTTTATTTGTCAAATTTTTATGTTTAATAATTTTTGACTGAATCATATAATTCATAATTTTTCTTTTAACAATTGGTAGTAACGTTTCTTTGAGGGGGTAATTATTATTGTGGTTTACAGTAAACACAATTAAATTTTCATATATTGTTTTTTCTTGTAAATTTTTAATTAAAGGTCTTTTTATTTCCTTAATTTTTTGTTCAAACTCATCTCTTTTACATTCACATATTTTTTTGATGTGACATTTTGTTTCAAGGTTTCCTTTTTTGATTGGTTTTATATTAAACTCATAAAATATTGTTTTTTCATTGTAATCCAAAAAAAATAATCCTTGTTTTGGGTCAATGTTTTTCTTATTTTGTACAGGATCAATTGAAACCGAATCATTCACAATGTCCCATATTGCTTTTGCGTGGTTGAAGTAATCGGTCAGTTTTGTTGAGGAATATTTACAAACTTTGTAAACCTCAAGTATTTCTTCTTTTGATAGTAACGGGCAATCAACCGGTATTAAATCTGACAGTAGTATTTCGTCGTCTGGGTCCTTTAATGTCCTGTTAAGTGTTAATGTTTGACCTTTTTCAATTAATAAGTTGATACTTGCAAGATGTAATGATATTTCTTGAAATTGGGGGTATAGTTTGAAGTTGTTTAAATTTTTATCCAGTTTTTGAAGGTAATCCAAAAGTACATATTGTTTGTGTTCTAAATCAATGGGTTCTTGAAACAACCAGTCAGTTTTCATTACATCGTTTTAATTCAAAGGTAAAAAATATTAACCTAACTGTAAATAACAATATTTAATTGTGACGCATTACATGGTACCAAGTATCGTTGATTTTATATTCGTCGTCACTACCATCAAAACGATTTAAAATATTTCCGTAACCATCTGATTGTATAACATCTTCAATTGCTCCGTCAACGTCAATAAAGTCCATAAGAAAGTCATCATCGTATCCTTCTCTTTTTTTGTTTTTAAGGAAATCATTAATATTATCATCCACCATACTTTCAATCCGTTCTTCAATACTTTCCTCAGAATAATCACCTTCCGGATTTTCATTGATGTCCTCTATTAATTGTTCAAAATCATATATGTCATTTTCAATCTCATCTTTTTGTTCGTCAGTTAAAGATTGATTTTCCAATTTTTTTCTTAAACTTTCAATATTTTGATTGTAAATTTCAATATATCTTTTTTGGTCGTCAGTTAGTTCTTTTTCAATAGACCAACCTTCTGGATCCTCTCTAATCACTTCCTCATAATCATCATATAACCATCTTCTGGTATATTCTTCATCAAAATTATTTTCCCAAACATACCATCTAAATACATCCAAACCAATTTCATCTATCGTGTTTTGAAGTTCTTTTTTTGCGGCATCTTTAATTTCATCATCTCTAAACACCACATATTCACTTCCGTGACTACCGTTTCCAAGCCAAATATAAATGTTACCACCGTGGTGATCATAATCTGTTTTAAATAAAAAATATTTATCTTCTCTAACTTCTTCACCGGTCGTTTCATCTTCAATTACCTCCGGAATTTTATGTTCAAGTAGGTAATCATAAATCGCTTCAGTTTCGTTTGATTCCTCGTCATCATTTTCAACATTCCAGGTATCTTCTTCTCTTAACTCTTGTTGATGTTCCATTCTTTGGTTATATATCTTTTGTCGTTCAATCTTATCCATTTTGGAATTGCCGTACCACATATATTTTTTTACCTTGGATTTGTCAAAAAATGAAATATTTGTATTACTAATGTCTAATTTACCGTCCACGTAATCAATACTATCAATATTTTCAACATCGTCTCTTCTACTAAGATCCAAATCACCGGTAATTTTAATTTTCTTACCTTTATAGTCTGGAAGTCTTTTAATTACTGACCCGTCACCATTAACGTAGTCCAAAAGTTCTTTATATTCTTCCGGAGAAACGTCAATCCATTCTTCGGTTTCTTCTTTGATGATTTTTCTAATTAGAGAATTAATTTTCATATTTTTATAAATAGTTTGTATTGACAAAAGATTATTTGTAATTTATAAATATTTATATTAAAAATAAACTTATAAAACTAAGTAAAATGTCAGGCTGCGGGTGTAAGAACAAAAACAACGGACAACAACAGGCTCAACCTGTTCAAACTCAACAACAAAACAATGAGTCAGTAAAAAACGCTGTACAAAAAATTGTTGAGAAATATTACAAAAAGAGTAATTAAGCATTTAACCGTATTTTTATTTTTTTTAACATTAACTAAAAATAAAATGTTAAAAAATAAAATATGATTGAAGTATACAATTTATTGGGTGGTAAACACCTTTGTAATATCTTTGCAAGTCTTATTGTAAATAAAATTAATGAAACATTTCCTGACGCAAACACAAAAATAAGTGTTATTAACGTCAGGAATTTTTTTGTTGTTAAAGGAAATACCAACTCCGATGTGGTTATAAATTTAAGTGACCTATTAAGGGAATTTTGTTTGACTTATAGTGAGGAACTGGCGAATTCCATCAGAGTTTTTGATGTTATTAATTATAACACCGAAGTTGATACTAAAAACTTAATTATAAGTTATAGTGAATCAAAAAATAATAACAGTACGTTGCAAACATTTGTTGATGGTCTAGTAAAGGAAGGTGTTTTACTAAATTTAAAAATTGATGATGATATTATTTATTTTGATTGTAGTGAAAAAGATTTAACAAGATGTAACTACGACATTCTGAACAATTTTCCATTAAGTAGGTCCATAGTTTTTTGGTTTATCCAATAATAATGAAAAATACTATCACATCTTATTAAGATATATCACGTACCATTTATTCAAAAAAGGTATATCGTCAGAAATTACATATAAGTTAAGTAACATCGGAACAATTAATGAAATCAATAATGAGAATGTTATTTTTGATATTGTTTCCGGTAAACACATAGTAAATAAAGATTGGTTGGTATCTTTAATTTTGGATGTATTTCCTTTTGAACTTAACGAATTAAAAGAAAGGTTTGATTTGTCACAATTTAACGGTTGTGATCTATACTTGAGTAAAAATGAATTACTTTGGGAAAAACTTGATTTGGTGGATGAACTTATATTATTCTGATAGGTATTGTTTAACCAATTCAACGCCCTGGTAAATGTCATCAAAATCTCTGTCGGGAGCGATAAGTTTAACATTTGTCGCTTCCTCATTTTCATCTAATGTTAATAGGGTCATTGCCGGAACAAAATCATTTTCGGTTGCTTCAACAAACGAGTCGTATTCTTCTTCAAATTCCTCAATATCTCTTTCAAGAAATAATATATCTTCTTTTTTAAATTCCTCTTTAATCATATCACAAAAAGGACAACCTTTCATTGTGAATAAAACAACTACCTTCATACGATATCTATTGTGTAAAATTTATTTAATGCGTTTATAAGATAATTTATATGTTCATTATCGTCTGAGGTTGATAACAAAAATAAATTAAATACACGTTCATCGCCTTTTGACTTAACATAAACCATTACCTTATAATTAGTACTATAATCAATTAACGCTTCTCTAATAGTTGTTGTGTTACCGTCAAAAAACTTATCAAACCAGATTATTCTGTTTTTTTTGGTTAACACATTGATAGCTTCATAGGTTACATTCCTTGTCTGAGTAAAACAAGGATAATGTTCGTATTTGTCCATATAAAAACCAACGATAAACTTTGGAACCGTATTTTTTTCAATCTCTATACTCATAACAAATCAAACAAATATTCATCAAAAGGGTTATTATAACTATTTTCAGTTTTGATCATATCCTCGTTAAACCACTTTGGTAACATTTCAAAAAATGGTTCTTTTTCATCTGTAAAATTTGAAACCGTTTTAATTGTTTTACCATTTGGATATCTTTTAACCATTTCTGGTAATTCTATTATCTCCTTCATATAATAATATGTCAACCTTTGATCCAAATCAATAATTGGTTCGTGCCAATCTTCACTTAATGGTTGATTGTATTTACCCAACGTTTGTGACCTTCTTATTCCCTCCCTATTAAATTGATATTCAATGGTTGCTCTTTTATCACCATTTATATCGTCCTTCCTTAATGAAATAATTAAACAATACGGTTTTTCAGAATAAGTCCTAACACAATTTGATTGATGTGTCGATTCATTTTCATATTGTTCTGTTGTTTTTAAAAGAACCGGAAAATAGGTTGTGTTATTAATGTGGATTGGTTCCTCAACCAAATTTGATTCTTCACCATAAGACCTTGTAACGTGGCCATTATTATACGATTGTACCAGTGTTGACCATTCAACGTGCTCTTGTGTAAATTGATCCAATGTTTTTGCCTCAATTTTAACATTCTCACCATATTTTTTTAATCTTTTTTTAAAACCTATATGGTCAATTAATGTTGGAACAAAAACACGCGTTCTTGTATTGTTTAAAATTGTTAAAACATTTTCTTTTTCTTTTTTTGTTAAAGTAGAGTTATGTAAATTTCCTTCCATCGCTGGTGTATAAATACTATAAAGACTATAAAGCTCATTGGTTAAAAAAACATTATCATCTATTTTATTAAACATGTCTTGACCAAAAAACCTATATAATTGAATAATGTTATCCACATCCAATTTGTCGTATTTGTTTAATAACGTTTTGATTTTTTTACCTTTAAGGTCGTTTTTTCTCATAAAATAAGTCACAAGATTTGAATCATATTTTCTAATATCTTTTACTGGCGCAAACATTGTTGAAAATTTAAAAAACGCATCTGGATACTTTATTTTGGATAATTTCAATATTGTTTCATAATAATATTCAAAAGGTAAATTTGGTCTTTTAATTTCAAAACCAAGTTTTTCTCTTATTTTATCTAAAAACATAAATAATAAATCGTTGACTTGTTGTTCTCCCAATCGGTACAGACTACCCACGAAGCTACTATCCATTAAATTTGGTACATTCATTTTACATTTGAACCCTATTTTTATTTTTCTTTTAAACGAGGCCTCACCCAAATAAAATATTTTTCTTTTAAAATTAAATGTTAAAAACTTGATTGTTTTTCTGACTTTAAAATACTTTTTTCCGACATTCCTAAAGGAGTGGTAATTATAGATTTTAAATGCGATTTTATCTTCATTTTCTTCAATCACATAAAGTTGTCGTTCCATATGTGGTGACGCAAAAGGATTACCATAATTAGTAACAAAATCCTCTTCGGTATCATATACTTTATCATCTTTTGATTTAAAGGAGCCATTACCCGAAGGATTATAAATAGGCCAGATATCATCCTTTTCAATTTGTATTTCATTGAAGTTCTCGTAAAGATATGTAATATAAGTTTTTTTCTCAAACTTATATAAAACTGTCATGTTTGACATATTTAAAAATTAAAATTGTTTCTAATTAAGACAAATTAAACCCATATGATGTTCCATAAAAGGTAAAACTTTTTCAATATTTGTGGTAACTCCATTTAAGTCAAGTAATAAACCAATAAGTTGTTTCCTTGTTGGTTCCAAGGCTTTATCCTCTTGTGTTGAATTTTCTTCAACTATTTTTCTGACACCATCAAAAAACCTTTCTTTTTCAATGTCACCAATCAATTGTGTTAGTTGGTCTGGATTATTTTCAAAATACTTTTTGAAGTTAGTCATATATATTTCAACATCCAAATTACTCATAACAACACAATTTTAAAACAAAGATAACAAAAAAATTACTTCTTATCAAATATAAAGAAATTACTATCTCTCTCAGTTCTTTCTCTTAAAGCATCCGGAATTGTTCCGTCAGTTTTACTTCCTTTAATATTAATGATTGAAAGTTTTGGTAGGTCAGCCAAACATGCTGGTAATGGTTGTAAATTCGGATTATCAGGTAATGATAAGAATTTTAGTTCTTTCAAATTACATATACTATCTGGAATCTTAGAAACACATCCAACTAAATGTAAAGCACTTAATTGTTTAAAATCTCCGATTTTTTCTGGTAAATCTAAATTGAACGCATCACCACCTTTGTGTGTGAATTCCAATCTTTTGATATTTGCTGGTAATGTTTCAAAAAACTCATCAAACCCATAAAGTGCAATAAATTTGGATGCCGAATCACTTGGATAGTTTACAGATACTTTTTCACCATTATTTTGTGAAAGTCCTTTCATAAATTCTGGTTTGAAAAACTCTTTAAGTCCTTGTTCTTCGCCTTGTAAAAACTTAACCAAATCAATTTGTCTATCAGCTGGATCCATATATTGATTAGATGGGAAGTGGAACTGGTATCTATAAGCAGGAAGTCCTGATTTTTGACCAATTTCGTCACTACCAGTAAATTTACGAGGTGAGTTTGGTATTACAACATATAATGGACCATCTTTGATGTATCTATTAAACCAATCAAGTCCAGGTGATGATGTACACCATCTTGTTTCACCTTTTTGTGGTTCCAAATAATATCCACCATAAAAACACGCAGCATCTTTCCCTAATTGACCAGTATCTGAAATTCTAGCAACAGTCCAATCTGAACCTTTAAAAACGATATCAGCGCCTGGGTGAGCATACGTTTTTGATGCCTCTTTTTTCTCCTCAGCGGTTGCTTTAGTTTTTTCTAAACTGAAATCCTTTACTTGGTCATAAAGTGTCTCTGGCGTTAGTTTATTAATATCTCTAAACTCTTGTGGTAATCTATTTTTGAATCTCTCATATTTCATTAAGTCACCGGTAACTTTATAAAGATCCTCCAAAAATAACGCTTGGTACTCTTTAATGGCTTGTTTAACCACTGGACTATTAGGGTCAGTAACACCACTACTTAGTTCAATACTTGGTGTTGTAAAGTTTTTAAGTAACCATTGGGTATATTTTCCAATTTTTACTTTTTCCATATCTTGTGGTCTCGCGTTGTCAATAACCATTCCTTCAGGAATTCTTGATGTTGGGTCAGCCGCAATTATTGCAAACAACGTTTCAAAAGGCATGATGCCTTTTTTTGTTTCTTTATTTGGTTTAACATATTTGTCAAATAGTACTTGAAATCTTGAACTTTCAACAATCAAGTCTTTTAAAATATTGGTGAATCTCATTGCCATAATTTATGTTTTAATAATAAATATCACAAATATAAGAAAAATTTTTAAATGATTAATATGTTCAATTAAAAAATAAATTCACTTATTAAAAAAAAGATTATATAATTACATTATGGAAGAAAAAAAAGCAACACAAGTAACCGGATGTAAACAATGTGAAAAAGGATTGTCAACACCCCAAAAAGGATTATTAGTTTTAAGTTTATATATCCTTTTAAGTTCAATATACGGTACAGTAAAATTAATTGAATTAATTAATAACCAGTTTTAGAACTTGTTTAAGTTCCTCTTTTAATTTTGAATCAAGATTTTCTTGTTTTTCAACAATTACTTTGATATAAAAGTTTCCGCTACCTTGATCAGTTTTATAACCCTTTCCGACAATTCTCAAAGGTTTGTTAGTTGTTATACTTTCTGGTATTTTTATGGATAGATTACCGTCTGGGTGTTCAACAATTAGTTCGTCGTCTAAAATTAAATTGAGTGGGTGAATCCTTAAATTATATATCAGATCAAATCCACTTTTTTCAAACTTATCATCATTTATTAAATTTACTTTTAGAATCAAGTCCCCCCTTAATTTTGTACTAGAATCAAAATCACCTTTTTGTGATAACCTTAAAAAATCACCATTATCCACATTTGGTGGGATGTTAACCATTAATTTTTCATCCTCAACCCTTCTTCCATTACCAAAACAACTTGTACAAGCATTTAATATCTGACTACCGGACCCTTGACATGTTGGGCACGTTGTTTGGATTCTATGGGCGAATAAACCAGTACCCATTACTTGAACAACCATTCCCTGACCTTGACATGTTTCACATATTTTTTTAGTTCCACCGGTTCCTTGACATGGTGTACATTTACTTAAATTTTTTAATGTCAGTTCTTTTTTAGTACCAAAGTATGATTCCAATGGGTTAATTGTTATGTTTATCACTTTGTCTGGTGCTCTTTTTTGTTTTGGTACACCACCGTTCATCATTTGTTCAAACATACTATGAATATCAAAAGGTGAACCACCCATACCTTGGAATGGATTTTTTCTTCTAATATCATATTCATTCCTTTTTGATTCCTCACCTATGTTCTCATACGCTTCAGTAATTTCTTTGAATTTTTCTTCTCCGTCAGGGTTTACATCTGGATGATATTGTTTACTTAATTTTCTATATGTTTTTTTGATTTCATCTTGTGTTGCTGTTTCAGTAACACCTAAAATAGTATAATAGTCCTTCATTTGTTAAATAATTTCAATATTGTCCTGTTTAAAAATAATAAGAAGAAAAAACTTATTAAAACATTCATTACTCAGAAAAAAGCAACTGAACGTTATAAAACACTTCTAGATAAAAGTAAAACAATTTATTTTGAAAAAAAAGTGGAAAATGCAGAATATTGTAATTTTTATTTGGCAATTGTCACAAATCAAAAACAACTTCAAAAAACATTGGTTATAAAAGATGAGTTGGGTAGAAATAAAGTAGTTGATTTGGAGGACCCGGATTATATCTTTTTGGATTTCCAACCATATAAAATTGAAGAATTGATATTTGATTGGCAAACGAAGAAAAAAATAAAGTTCTTGGACTTCATAAAGAAATATTGTACAAGTAAGGAACTTAAAAGTATATATTGTCTAAATAATAAGGTTTGTGTCCAAATTAATGAAGATGTAAATATGTTCTCCTTGAAGGATAAATATGAATCTGACCGGTTTTTAGGTATTGTTGAAAATTATTTTATTGAGAATGGTAGAAGTGATGCTCTTTTTATTAGAGACGTTTCAATTGCTCAGAGAAAGTGGGTGTATGATATTTTGGTAGGGAAAGGGTTTGATAAGAGTTACCTTTATAGGTTAAAAACTACTTTTTCAAAAAAGTAAAACTAACATTATCAATAGTTATTGTTACTTTTTCTTGATTTTGATATCTAAGATTTTGTGAAAGATATTTAAATTTATCATCTGGAACTTTTAATTCAATTTCAATGTCATCGGTTGAAATAAAGCTATCTTCAATAATTTCTACAATTTTGGCCAACTTCGCTAATTCATCCTCAAAACTTTCTTCAATCTTTCCCATAATGTCAATTCAGTTTCAATTTCGGTTTGTTTTGAATTAAATAGTATTTCTTTGTTAATTTTTTTTAATTCGGTTGAAATAGAGTTTTTGTAGGCTTCGTTTTGTTTTTCGTACTTTTTTGATTCAAGTTCAAACCGTTCAAGCTCCCTGTTCAACTCCTTCAGATTTGGTTTCTGTTCCATTTTCTACTAATTTTGAATATTCCTCTAAATTTGGTTCATCCACTTCAATTGCAATTTTTAATTCCTTTAAGTCTGAAAGTTTTTCTTTTTCAAAAATGTTTTGTAACTCTTTTACTTTCAACTTAAATAATTTTTCTTTTTCTTCCCTTTCAATATTCGTTTTAATGACCAAATCCATTGTAGATTCAAGGGTTTGGATTATTTCCGAATCATTTTGACAAACAAATGAAGTCACAATACCATCTTTTGTTTCTGTTTGTAAGATTTCAACATTCTCTGGTGATTTCTTTAACATGACCCATCCCGAAGGAAAGATCATGTCAAAAGAAACGTAATTTTTTAATACTCTAACGGTTTTTAAATACTTATCGGTTTTTGTTATAAATTGACTGAATATCATAATTAAAATAAATAAATAATATAAGTTACAACATAACTCAACAACATCATATAAGTTGTTGTTTCATATCTTTTGAACTCATATGGTTTAGGTGGGTTTGACATCATTGAAATAGTTAAATTTACTCCAAAAGTAACTAAAACCACGATAGAGAATATAAATAAAAAGGTAAGAAAGGGTGTTAAAAGAAACATATCTTATTTTTCTTCTTCTTTATTGAAAGCTAAAATCTCTTTTCTTAAAACTTGCATAAGATCTTTTAATTCTTGTGCTGTTTTTCTTGCTCTCGTACCTGCTGACTTATTACTTTTTGTATAAAATTTTGTTGTTTCGGCAGTTAGAGTTTCTACTAATGTTTTAATTTGTTCTAAAGTTTCCATTTTAATTTTATAATTTGGTTTATTGAATTAACAAAAAGGTAATTTAATGTTTTGACTTAGTAAAGTTTTTAATCAACAATATTTAAAGATCTTTCTAAGGTTTTGTAGATATCAGTGAATATTTCTATATCAGATTTTGTTTTGTTGTGACTTTCATCAAATAAATCAACGAAGAACTCGTTGAGTGCGTTTTTCATTTTTTCACTTTCTTGATTATAGAATATTTCATAAAAGAAACTCTCAAAAAATTCATAATCATTCTCTTTGAAGATGAAATTTATATTTTCTTTTTGGAAATTCTCAACTGTTTTTTTCCAACACCATCTAAAGTGTTCTTTGTTTTGATCTTCACTCATAATGATTTTGGTGTCATTAGAGTCAGTAGTGTCACCTAGATATGTGTCATTAAGAATGTTTAAAAAAGATAAACAGAAGTCTCTGAATAATTCGGTATATTCTGGAAGTATATTGTTTGCCATATACCAAGCATCAATATCCTCTCTTTCCATTGGTTTGGCTAACCAATCAAAAAAACGACCCATATTATTACCATCTAAGTTCATATAGTCTAATAATAATATGGGTCAATTAAAACTAAAGTTTTATTTATTGGGTTTTTGAATTGTATGACAACAATTTTTTCATTTTTTCAATGTCAGACAACACTTTCTTTTCTGTTTCTGATTCAACTTGCATCATTATTTTTGATGCTTTATCCGTTTCATTTCCACTCTTGTCATTTACAATCGGTTGTGCTGACTTGTTGTAAGCCTTTCTTTTGATTTTGGCAAGTAAGTTATCTTTTCTGATTTGGTTTCTTTTTTTGTTAACTGGTGTCTCAACTGCGTTTGCCCATTCTGGGTTATTTCCAGTTCTTGATGAACCAACCATTAAGTCATCAACCCATTCCTCATTCGGATGAATCGCATCATAATCTAAATTTTCAAGTCCAGCGGCCGTAAAGTTTTGTACATACTCCTCAACACCATCAGATGGTACATAAGCCATTTTATCCATTTTAGCTAATTCACCATTTCCTTTGGGGAAACTATCCGGTTCCATTTCAAAATCACCTTTTGATCCGTCCTTTAAATAATCTTTCATTTTTTTAACAACACTTGATATGTAGTCGTCATTTTCTTTTTTAGACTTGTTTTGTGAATCTTTAGTTACGTTTAATGTTTTGGTCATTTTTTTCTCTTTTGACTTCTCCTCTAAAACAATATTTTCAATGATGTTAACTACTTCATTTTCGTTAAATACGTATCTCTTTCCGTCTAATTCAATACTATATCTAGATTCATCTACTTTAGTTTTTTCAGATTTTGAATTTTTTGTGTCTGATTTTTTACTTCTAAGTTTAGCAAAATCTTTAGCGTCAATTTTGTTTTTAGGTTCAGCTTGTTTAGCAATATATTCCTGTTTTTTAGAAAGTTTTTTACCTTCTTTAAACTCCTCTTTCATATATCCACATTCTGAGCATTCACCTTCTTTCATTGTGTTTCCACCACATTGTTCACACGTATCCTTTTTGGATTCGTTCATTTTGTCGTTATATTCCTCAGACAAAACTCTATTTACTATGTTTAAAATATCTTTGTTCATACCTAATAAATATCTTTAAGTTTATTAATTTTTAGTGAATTTTAATTTAATTATATTTTTTATTTCTTCTTCACTTAATCCTGTTTTTAATGATACATTTTTTATTGCTTCACTAAGTGGTGATAAAGTCGTTTTAACCTTAACTGGTTTGTCCTTACTGTCGCCTTGACTACAATATGGAAACTTTTTACATTTTTTTTGAATGGTTACGAACCCCCCTCCTTTATATAATGGTTTTTTAAATTGTTTACCTCTACCAACCGGATGATTTCCTTTCATTTTCACATCTTCAAACCCTGGAGCATCATATGCACCAACAGATGAAGATGAGGTAGCTTCTTTAAACTCGCCTTCTTCTGATTCATTTTTTTTATATTCGGATTTGGCTTTTTCATCATCTGACCACATACTAAAGGCCGGACCCTCAAAACCACCAGCCGAAGCTGCACCCATACCTTCTTTGGTTTCGTTTTGAATTTCTGAAATAATCTTTTTTATGTCTATTTTTTTCATATTATTTTTTTACAACTTCATAAGTTAATATCCCAATAACAATCCCAGATATGATATTTGAGATTGTATTTTTTAATTTTAATAGGTTGTTATCCTTTCTTAATGTTTCGTTATCTTCGTTAACTATTTTGAATTTTTCTTCATTTTTTTTGGTAACTTGATCCGCAATTTCAATTGTTTTTTTAAGATCCATTATTGTTGAGTCCTTAAATATAATTTTTTCCTTTAATAATTTAATTTCTTGATTTGAAACTCTTAAAAGTTCTTTATTTCTATCACCTTCGTTTAATTCAATTAAAATCCTTCTTCCTACTTGATATGGGAAACAAATTTGGGTACTATCTTTTTTTATCTCTGTCTGGGTAAAACAAAAGGTACTTAATAAAATAAAGTGAGTTAAAATTAATTTTTTCATATTTAATATTTGTATCTTAATCTAAGTAAACTGTCAACCATTTTAGCGTCAGCATTTCTTATTTTACTTTCATTTTCTTCAAAAAAGTTATTAATTGTCGTTTTTTCAATTTTTAACTTTGTCAAAGATGAATCTATTTTTTTGATATTTTTGTTGTAAATATTAATTGTGGAGTCCAGACCCTTTCTTTGTTTGTTCAATAATTCAATTTCTTTGTCTAAGGTTTCCAATTTAAACTTGATAAGTTCACTGTTATCGTAATTGGTGTTATAAATTTTTAATAATAAAATTGTTAATATCACACCAAAAACTAAAATAAGGATTTCTCTAAAATATTTTATGAGAATCTGTTTCATTTTTTCAACATTGTTTTTTTTCTCATTGAGATTACCTTCGCCCATTTTGATTTGAATTTATTATAATATGATGTAAGTTTTTGAATCATTTCATTTAATTTATCATCCAACTTAATCATCTCACCATTTATATATACACCATTATTTTCTCCGATTGAGAGGTAGAACTCAACATCAAAGTCAAGTATTTTACCACTCCATTGAACGTCATTCTCATATATGTTTAAAACACCAAATTCACTAAGATCGGATACTTCATTAACGAACTCGTCCATTGTTTCCTGAAAGTGAACTTTTTCTTCGGTTGTTAATTCCAAATCTTTTTTATCTTTACCATGTATAGTCAAAAGCCCACCGGAAATTCTATATGTTTTACTTTTTTCTTTTTTTACTTCTTCGGTATCAACTTCGTCATCATAAGTTTCATACTCATTCTCATCGGTAATATCATCCTCAATACTTTTTGCAAGATTAATAGGTCCCTTTTGTTCAAAAAGCATTTTTGATCTTTTTAAAAGATTTTTTATTTCATCATAATCATTCATCATTTTTCAATAGTTTTTGCAAAAGTTTAAAGTCAAAAGAAGGGTTTAAATCCTTATAACTCAGATTAAAAGAACTTTTGGATATTATACCTTTAAACTGTTGGGCCTCTTTCAAAAATATGTTTGATTCAGCACATCTTAAAGGTATATGGTAATCCTTACATAAAACTTTTAATAATTGAACCAACGATTCAATTTGTTTTGTTTCATTATAAGGGTGCCAATAAATTCTTTCTCTCCACCTCTTTTCAACCGCATCTTTTTTATAAATATCACCAATCCAATTAATATATGTATTGTCAATTGGTTTTTTTTGTAACCAACCCAGATTTTCCAAACATATTATAATGGAATTTTGATCAATATTTTCATCATTCATAAATTTTGAATATCCCAAAGGTTTTAATATTTGATATATTTCACCCTCTCTTGAAATCACAAAATTTGGTAAATAACAATTTTTTCCATTGTATCTATATTTTAGACTGTATAAATAATTTTTAACAGTTCTTTTTGTTTCACAAAGTATTATTTGTTTTTTTGACTTAGATGTCCCTATGGGCTTAAAATCTGTTGATTCTGAGAGATCCACCATTTCTGTTGGTATATGACAAACGTTTAGGTTCGGCCGTTGGAACATGTTGGGTTAAAATTTCTTCAGTTTGTGGTACTTCTTCTACGGGTTGTTCAGAATCAAAAGTAATGTCATTTGTTATTTCAGAAACAATGGTATGGTAATCTTCTTTTTCAAAATACTCCTCGTCTGTTACCATATTATTCATATCAACATATACTGGAACTTCTACTATTTTCTCAACTTCCTTAATAACTTCAACAGGAACTTCTACTATTTTCTCAACTACCATTGGTTTTACTTTTTCAACTTTTATTTCTTCATCTACTATATAATTATCATCATCAATATCATTTGTTTCATCCTCTTTAATAATTTCCTCATTTTCATTCTCAATTGTTTCAATCACATAAGGTGTAAAAGCAAGAGCTGTCGGTTCATCTAACAACTCCTCATCGGTCGGATCCTCTGGTAACTTACCTTCTTCTTTTAATTTTCTAACCGTTTCCCACACATGTTTCATTTTACCTTTTAAGTTATCAACTTGGTCGGTGCTTGGTCGGTACTTGGTCGGTACTTGGGGGGTTTCTTCTTTAACTTGTGGTGTACTTGGGGGGTAGTTAAGGGGTACTTGGGGGGTATTTACGGGGTAATCAGTAGTGTTTACCGTGGTTTTGTCCTCATCTTTTTTGTCACCTTTAAACGCTTGATTTGTCGCAATAACCAATGTGATGGCCAATGGGTCAAAAACAAATATTAATATCAATATAAAAAGGTTTGCGGTTCTTTTAATGTCCCAATCCAAAACTTCACTTAAATATTTTATGGTCCCAAGTTCACTACCTTCAATTTCCTCAGATTCCATATTTAAAATTTCAACATCCAAATTGGTAATACTATCATTTAAACCGTCAATTTTTTTGGATAGGGTATCCCTTCTTGATTGCGCGTCCCTTAATTGATTTTCAAAGGTTCGTCTATTTGCGTTGTTTGCTTTTGTTATGATTTGTCCAGTTTTTCTATCAACAGATTGTGTTGTTGTGTTTGTGGATAACCCTTCTCTTAGTTTTGTAATATCACCATCAAGAGTTGTTTTTTCTTTGATTAACTCATCTTTGATTTCAGAAAATCTTGTTTTTTTAAGTTCAACGTTTTTAATTTTCTTATCTGATATTTCAAGTTTTGCGATATTTTCTTGGAATCCGGTACTTAATAAACCATATATACCCAAGGATGTTATAAGTGACAAGGTAATGAGTGCCGTTGTCATATAGATTTTTAAAATACCATACGTTTCTTTCCATTTGTCATGGAGATATGTAGCAATTGCGATTTTTGAAATTTCAAGGAAGGAACCCATAATGATAACCGGGATGGCCACACCAACAAACACAACTGAAAGTCCAATAACACTATAATAGGCGGCGGTTCCGGATAGACCTAAAGCACAGAATAACAAAAACCAGGGTAAAAATTTATCTTTCATAATATACAATTATATTAAAATAAATATTTATAATAAAGAAAAACCCCCACTTAAATAAATGGGGGTAGTGTAGTTTCATCATGTCATATAGACAAGATTGAGGAATTTCACCTTGAGATCCTCGTGTCACATTCCGCCGAGTTGTATGGGTAATCTCGGTTCAACCCATTCGTTAATCAGATTAACAATACAAAGATATGTTGTTTTTTTCTAATTTACCAAACTTTCTTGATAAATACTTTTAAAAATATGAGATATAACATCAACGGTCCATCCGTTACCAATCATTTTTCTTATTTGATTTTCACTGGCAACACCATCAAAATAAGTATCAGGTACTGTTTGTAATCTACAGTGTTCTTTAATGGTATAATATCTAAATGGTAACTTGTTTTTAAAAGCATCTTTATGTCTCCCAATCGGTAATGTTGTTAATACATTATCTTTAGCTACAGTTGTGATACAATTACTCTTGTCTCTATTTGTTGCCCTTACTTCTAAACATTGTGTAATTGGTATTGATTTATTATAATCATCTCTTTTACCGTGTTGATTTAATCTCCGACCAAGGATTGTTGCCTTATTTAATTTTTTTCTATCATAATAATTTCCATCTGGACCAATGTCTTCTAATATGTCTTCTAGTTTTACGTTAAGATCTTCTGGTTGTTCAACATTTGGTATGTTGGTCCAATACAGACGTTCTCTTGTTTGAGCCGAAACTAAATTACTATTTATTTTAATTGGTTTAACACCCATATATTCCGTTATAACATCCTGGAACTCTTGTTTCATCACAACATTTTCAAGTAAAAAATATTTTGGGTTTAACTCATTCTTTAGTCTGATAAATTCAAAAAATAATTTACTTCTTGGGTCGTTGAAGTTTAACTGTCTTCCGGCAAATGAGAATCCCTGACAAGGAGATCCTCCAATTAACAAATCAATTTGGGTTAATTCTTCACCTTTTATTTGTGTAACATCACCTAACTGTATTGTGTTGGGATAGTTATGTTGGGTTACTTTAATTGCGTGTTTATCAATTTCGGAAGCATAATAATTATTAACCTCAACACCAGCACGTTCAAGGGCTATTTGTCCGCAAGATAATCCATCAAATAGACTCAATACATTCATATTCCATATTTTTAAATATATGTGCAATCACATCAACAGTCCACCCATTACCTAACATATTAAACCTTTGTGTGTTTGATAAAATAGATGTATAATCATCTGGAACTGTTTGTAACCTTTCACATTCTAACGGTGAAAATAATCTATCTTCTCCGGTTATTGCTTTAATCTCAACATAACATTTTGGTGTGATATTTTTACCCCACCCATGTGCTAATTCACGAGTCAATGTTGGGGCTTTACCAGTAGCTTTATAATTTTTAGCATAATGTATTTGTGCTTGTATTGCCTTTGGTGATAAAGTTTTGTGTTTTGTTGAATAATCTAAAATATCTTTAACTAAGATTCCTTTATCGTCTGGTTGTGTGATATTTGGAATATTGGTCCAATATAACCTTTCTCTACTTTGTGCTGAAACAAGTTTACTATTTATTCTTACTGGCTCAACACCCATATGTTCTGTAATTACATTTTCGGATTCCTTTTTCATCTTAACATTTTCCAATAAGAAATATTTTGGTTGTAATTCATCTCGTAACCTAACAAACTCAAAAAACAATTTACTCCTTGGGTCCTCAAAATTCAATCCTTTACCGGCAAAGGAAAAACCTTGACACGGTGAACCACCAAACATTAAATCTATTTTTGGTAAATCAGACCCTTTTACATTTAAAACATCACCAATCTGAATTGTTTCTGGGTAATTATGTTGTGTTACCTTAATCGCATATTCATCAATTTCGGAAGCATAATATTTATCATACTTAATACCTAATCGGTTAAGTGCAATCTGTCCACAAGAAATCCCATCAAATAAACTTAATACATTCATATCTTATAGATATTCAAACAATTCTGAACTACTATTTCTTAATTTTCTCAAACTTTTCTCTTTTACCTGACGCACTCTCTCTTTTGTCAAACCAAAATCCGAACCAATATCCTCCAATGTTCGTGGTGTACCACTAAGCCCATAATAGTCCTCAATGATGATACGTTCTCTTTCATCCAGAACATTCATAATATCTATCATTTTTTGTTTTAAGATATCTTTCGTTGAGAATATTTCATCTGGTGAATCAACATTTTCGTTTTTGATTATGTCAATTAATGTGTCGCCGTCCTCATTGATGTGCATGTCAAGATCAATCATTCTGGGTAATGAAGCAAACTTATCGGACAATTCCTTGTTTGATTTTTCATTTTGTTTTTTCTCTTTTTGCATATCCTGAACAACATTAACCGGGAGTCTAATCGTTCTTGAATTTTCATTTAAAGATTGCAAAATGGATTGTTTAATCCACCACACCGCATAAGAGATAAAACGGTTGTTTTTATTCCAATCAAAATTTTTGATGGCTTTCATTAGACCAAAGTTCCCTTCAGCAATTAAATCGGCCAAATCAATTCCTTGATTTTGATATTGTTTTGCCACCGTGATAACAAATCTCAAGTTACCTTCCAACATTTCTTTTTGGATAAGTTCTTTCTCTCTTTGCGTACAATCACTTGACACAATACGTTCGGCAAGGACTTTTTCTCTTTCAGGTGTCATAACCTTCAATTTTCTAATGTCCTTTAAATAAATCTGAATTTCATCTTGATTCAGGGGGTTTGACGACTTAACGTCTTCCATCTTTTCTCTTTCCATAATTGTCTAATATCTCTTTTTCTTGCTCTGTTAATGATTCAATTCCTCTTTCTGTTATCTTATCTAATATTTCATCCACTGTTGGTTCAATAACGTCTTTTTTTGTGTTAAACGTTGAATTGGGGTCAAAGATAGGTATAAAAAAGTCAAACGACAAATTTTTCAAATCTTTTTTTCTTTCTTCTTTTAATTCCTCAATGTTAATTTTTCCGGTTTTTGGTTCCGTTTTTGTTTTTTCATCATCAATATTTAAAAAATCCTTTTTGAGTTTCCTTGGCATCAAAATATCAACATTTTTGGTTACTTCCATCAAGAAATATTGTTCGGTGATTTCAGATAACACCATATCAACATATTCTTTTAAATCAACAAACGGTTCGTTTGATCTAAAATGAAATACCACTCCGTACTCTCCGAATGTGTATTTCAAAAAAGGTGAAGAAACGATTGTTAAAAGTTGTGAGGATAGGTTTACCGCCAAATTCTCATGTTCATCAAAATCTCCGAATATAAATAACATATAGGCGGGATCCTTTTTTGGTTGTTTTTTTCGCATTAGCTTCTTTTTTATATATAGTACAAAATTATATATTATTTTTGATATCTCCAACATTATTTTAATAAAAATCCAAGTTCATAGACCAGTGGTCTCATTCTATCTTCTAAATTCTTGTATAATTGTCTAAATTCTTTAAATTCTTCAACAAAATACTCTTTCCAAATTAATTTTAATTGAGCATACCCCGCGTCCCAGGAATTCAAATGGTTTTGATCATCGGCAAAATGACTTCTTATTGTTATTGATTTTCTAACTAAGTCTGTTGCTTTATCTAATATCAATTTAGCGTCCGGTGATAGTTTACTATAAATATTTTCTTCACCAAATAATAAATTGTAAACGTGTCTGTTATTGTCAGTTCTTGCATCGGTATATAGTTCAGTGTAATTTGAGTTATTGGCCAACTCCATCATTTCCTCTTTTGACATCCAAAAGAACTCGTTTTTAATACCCCATAACTTATCTTTATATGTTACTTGACGGAGGGATGATTGGTAACTATATGTTGAAAATAATGAATAAATTATACTATCATTTAAATATTGTTGGTAATTTTGATTTAATTCATTTGGTTTTAAATACTCGTCTTTTTGTGTTTCCCAAGTTTCTAATATTGTTTTTCTAGCGGTAAATAAACTAACCACTTTATAAAAATTTTGTTCAGTTATTGAAATTCCGTGACCACCACTATAACAACTACTAAATAATGAACAACCAGTTCTGTTAAACTGTACATTATTACTATTCGTTAAAAAATACCCCAACGCATTGTTTGATATTTTACCACAACCTTTTTGTTTTATAACACATGGACTACTTTGTTGTGGTGCATCAAATGTTTTTATTTTTTTTATTTCTTTTTTAACCCATTCATTTGCAGGTATTCTGGAATCTGTATTATAAATTTTTTTATAACCAACATTTTTTAAATCAAAATTTTCATCAGTTTCTACGAGTGTAAAACAATAAAAATCATTATTCAAATTATTTATTTTTGATTCTAAAATAGAAAACGAGATACCCCATCCATCTGAAACTTCATCAAAATTATTCGCAGAAAATAAGAACCCACTTGTAAATTTGTATATATTCATAAATTCACTTCTAAACTTTTTGAAGGATTCTCCACTTAAAAACAATGGGGGACAAAAAATACAAATATTTACATTATTGTTTATATTCAACTTAAAAGACCTAAACAAAAATTGGGAGTAAAGGTTCTGTACGGATTTGCCCCAATCTTCACTTTTCATTAGTATTGACATTGTGGTTTCAGAAACACCTTTTTTGTCATCCCCTATGATTGTTGATTTGTTTGCCGAACTGGCATAAGGGGGATTCATCAAAACTATAATATCACGACCACCCTCAATAGCATCTCTTAATCCTTTTGGTAAAAATTCATAACCATCATTTAAAAAATCAAACTGGAACTTAACCGCTTCTGGGTTATACCCCATTTGTTCTGCAGTTTGAATGTCGGAATAATTAAGAGTTGATACATATAACTCTTTGAATTTATAATCTCTAGTTAAGTTACCCGTACCCCAAGCTGGGTCCCATACCACATATTTCTCCTTCCAATCTTCACCAAAAACTGACGTTATATATTCGTGAGCTTTATCCACCCATATTGTTGGTGTGAAAAACTCACCTTGTTTACGTCTTGTAACGTCCTGAATTAATCTATCAACAGTGGCTGTTAATTGTTCTTTTTGTTTTGGAGTATAATCATTAGCGAAGTGACTAAAAAAGGACGTGAACGCTTCCCTTGATTTTATTGGTACTTCATTAAATGCTTTAGTAACAATTGTTTTTCTTTTTTTTACAGGATGTAAATAATTATCATTTGAATTGATAAGGATTTGTGTAAAAAGATTGGCTAATTGGTTCGTGTTTAAAGTATTTTTGGCTAACACGTTTTTTTCAAAATACCCAAAAACTTCAGTTAAATTGTGAGGTGTTATTGGTATTAATCTAGTTACTCCTTCAGTTAAGTCCTTTAGTTTTTGGACACACTCGTCAATGTTGGTAACACTAAAAACGTGTGGATTAATATTTTCATCAACCAACATTTCATTTATCAATATTAGATTTTTGTGAGCGTTTGATGGTGCTATGGACCAATCCAAATCCATTGATAAGTATTTAAAAAGGTCGTTTGTATGTATAACAAAACATTCGTTTTTATCACCAACAAAAACAGTTGATGGTAGTATTACCCCAGAAATTTCAAACTTTTTAATATAATAAATGGCTTGTGACAAAACTTTAATTTGTCCAGTTTTACTTTGCAAATCCAAATCATCCTTAAATTCACATAAAACACGTATATTATTATTTTTTGATTCACCAAGACCATCACAACCGAATGGTGAGGTGAACATCATATCTGATATTTTTTTGGTCAAATATTGTCTGTAACTATTTTCAACGTCTTTTTCATTTACAGATAAAGCCAGTTGTGTAATACTCTTATCTACTATCATTTTTATGTTATTGAAAAACTTTTGATATATTATTTTCTTTTACGATTCTAATTGTGTTGTCCGCCCAATTATTTACAATCGGATTGTGACTTATAATTAATATGGTTGGGAAGAAATCTCTAATCCCCAGGAAAAAACTATGAACCATTTCCAGATTTTCATTTGATATTTTTCCAAAAACCTCGTCGTATACCATTATATTTGGTTTTGGTAGACTACATACTTTACTTAATACTGATCTCAACGCAAGTGATGCAATTGTTCGTTCATAACCAGATCCAGATGACATAAGTTTCTCAACGCCGGTTCCATTGTCAATCATAAGAAACTCAACTTCATTTTTATCATTAATTTGAATTTGAAGTTTGAAATAAGCACTTTCTTCCATCAAACGTTGCAATTCCGCATTAATCAATGGAATCATTGTTTTCATTATGATTTTGGAAATTCCGTTTTTACCATAAGCTTCCAAATATATTTTATGTATTTTTTCTTTTTCTTGTTCTTCGGAAATTTTAATAATGTTGTTTAAGTTTGTTTTAATTTTTTCTTCCGTTGTTTTTATTGAGTACTCGTCACTATTAATCTGGTTTTGTTTTTGCGTTTTTTGTCTTTCAAGATCCTCCAAGCGTAAATTGGCCTTGATTAACATTGTTTCCGTATGTTCGTTCTCCTTAATCTTATCCAACATCTTATCATATTCTGTAAGTTTTGTCTGTAAGCCACTTATTTTCAATTGGTGATTTTCAATTGTCGCTTCGTGTTTTTCTTTTACCAGTTTGTTTTTTTCATATTCATCAAATTGTCTTTTAATATGGACAAAACTTTTTTCTTTGTCTGTTAAAACAGACATTAACCCCTCTTTTTCCTCTTTTTGACTAATATAACCATCAAGTTCAGCAATTTTTTGTTGTGTTATTGCTGCGTTCATTAATTCAATACCACAATGTTCACATTTGATTCCACCCTTAACTTCGGATTTTAATTTTTCAATTTCCGTAATCTTGGTATCAAGTTGAACTTTTTCTTTAAACACGTTGTTGTATTGTTCTTTTACCTTGTCATGTTCGTCCTCTTTATAATACTCCTTGGGTTCAACAACATTAAGTTCATTAAGTTTTAATTTTGTTTGTTCAATTTGATATTCGTGTCCTTCAATTTCTTGTTTAACTTGACTTGGATTCAACCTACTTAATTCAACATCAATATCCGTGTGTTTCTTTTTTAACATTGAGTCCCGGTAATCTTTTCCTTTTTGAATATTGGATTCAATCTCAGTTAATTCGGTCTTGTATGTTTGAATATTGGTTTTTAATTCAGTGATTTTTATTTCACTATTTTCATTTTCTGTTTTTAATTGTTCGGTATTATAAATGTTTGATAACATTGATTTTGAGAAATCGGAATAAATTGATTTGGCGGTTTCTTCCTTCCTTCTTAAAAAATCAAGACCCATAAAACGAGATAACACCTGACCTCTTGCTGTTGGTTTTGAATCAATTAATTCTTCAAGGTTTGTTGCGGTTGTTAAAATTGTCATTAAGAAATCCTCCTTTGTTCCGATTGATTCCTTGATGAATTTTTCTGTTTCCCTCCTTTGTTCACCGGTAAAGTTTTGAAGTGTACCGTCAGCTAGTTTTTTAAAGAAATCAAGTTCGGTTTTAACATTCCATTCACCCTTTTTGGATAACTTTCGTTCAATGTTTCTAACAATAATATATTCCTCACCATCAATAACAATTTCACCTTTAACCGATACTTTATCTTTGTCTGTAAACTTGTTAAAAATGTCCTCAGCTTTGGTTGTTTTGGTTGTTTCATTAAAGAACAAAAATAGGGGTAGATCCAGTGATAGGACACTTTTTCCACCAAAATTTTCAGGCTGTGACATCACTACGGTCAGTCCATTTGTTTTTTCAAAATCAAGTTTTTGGTTCTCACCATATGATAGGAAGTTTGAAAATTCAATGTTTTTGATATACCATTTTTTAAAAAAAACGGTCTCAGTTTCGGACTCAGACATCTTATTCTCAACCATTTTATTATGGTTTAAAATTTCATCCAAATACTTGTCATAATTTTTGGATGTGAGATATTGTTTAAGTAATTCAACCTGGTAGTTCGTGTCCATAATATTTACAGACACATCAACGGTTTGTTCACCTTCCTCTTTAGATACTTTCGCCTTTGTTATTACATTGACATTTGTCGTGTTATATTTTTTTTGGAAATAATGTTTAACACTTTTAATCTTATCTTGTGTGAAATTTTCGTTTGAATCCTCCCATACCACTTGGACATACGGATTCTCAAACTTTGAAAAATCTAGTTCTTTACTCATTATGGTGTAATTAAATGTTTTGTTACTCTGAAATAGATTCAGTTGATTCGGATCCTTCTTGTAGTTCTTCTTCCTTCCCATCTTCAAATAGTCCTGTTAAACCTGACATTGTTTCTCCAGACATTGTCACAAATTTTTCTCTCATCATAGTCATTTGTTCCTCAAATGCGTCTTGCCATGCCTTTTGAATTTTCCTTTCTGTTTGTTTTAAATTCACATTTCTTTTTGCCACTTTCGCTCTGTGTGCTTTAGCTGCTTTTCCCATTATTAGTTATTATTAGTTATTATTACTTGTTATTACTAGACCTATTTTCTTCAAACCACTCAATTATTGCATTAATCCCCCAAACCGCTCCGGATGATAATATACCATCAAAAAACCATGAACACCATTCGGGTGCATTAAATATAACATTAATTGGTGAGTATATCAAGAGGGATAAAAACCATCCACCATGGAAAGAAAAACACATTGGACAAGATAAAATCCCAGATATAAACCCCCCAAAAAAGTTAAATGGTGCAAATTTATTTTCACCCCATTTTCTAAAAAAATCTCTCAATCCTTGAAAGATTGATCCGTAGACCATAATATTCATTAGCCCATAACTAAGAATAAACCATACTAAAATTTCCATATTATTTATATAAATCATCGTTTAGGTTAGAACTACCGTGGAACCTGGCGGGAATATCACCAAGTTGTTTTGGTTTGTCTAACAATTTTTTATTTAGTTCTTCATTTTTCTTTTTCAATTCTCTTATTTCAGAATTTAAGTTTTGTATTGTTTGTTGTAACATTTTTGATTTGTTATCATCAGTTGAAGTTTGTCTAAGTTCATCTAAAGTTTGTCTAAGTTCATCTAATTCTTTATCCTTTTTAGTTATTTCTTTTTGGAAGAAATTTTCCATTTCCTGGTTCTTAGTGGAAAAAATTTGTACTTCCTTGGTTTTTTCGTCTAACTTAGTGGAAAAAATTTGCCGTTCTTCTTCCAGTTTAGACATTTTTTCAATCAGTTCATTTTCGTTTGTTTTGTCACTTATATATTCAATTTTTGTGACAATTTTTTCAACTGGTACTTCCTTTATAATCTCAACTTCTTTTTCAACTGGTACTTCCTTTTCAACTATAACCTCTTTAATAACTTCAATTGGTACCTCAACTATTTTTTCAACCTCTTTTATTACCTCAACTGGTATTTCCACCCGTTTTTCAACAATAACTTCCTTTATTACCTCTTTTTCAATTATTTCACCCATTTTTAAGTGATTTTCACCTTCGTTAAGTGGCTTACCCAATAATCCATATTTTTCAACATTCAGACCGGATATAAAACACTTCTTAATGAAACCATCAATATCCTCAATGTTGTTCAGTTTACAAAATTCAGACACCGTCTGAATAATTTCCCTATTAAAGATTTTTGAGTAGTTCGGTTCCATTTTCAATATCCTTAAATGAACTAATTGTGAACTTTAGAAATGGTTTTGGATTGTGTAAGTCCACATACTTATATTCCTTCGTTTCAATGTCATAAATCCCATATCCGTGCTTGGTTACCGATTCACCATAGTTCTGGGCTACGGTACTACCAATCATAAATCCTTTACCGGTTTTGAAATTAAATTCCTGTCTCTTGTGAATATCTCCGCATAGAAGTGTGTCTAAACCATTGAATTTTTCAATGTCATATGCGTGGTCACCAAAGTCATAACCTAGGTCAGTTGTCATACCTTGAATTGGACCGTGGAATAAACCTATTTTAGCCCCCTTCGCTTCATTAATGTCTGGTGGAATATTTCCTTGGAATTGTGAATAAACACACCAGCTAACATTTTCATCCTCGTATACGCCACGATCCTTATAATAGACGATGTTTTTATTATTTAATGAATCAATAATCGGAGATAACGCATCTAACCTATCCGTATTATTGGTTAAAAAATCATGGTTACCTGGTATTATAATTGTTTTTGTAATTTTGGAACATTCATTTAACAACCAACTTACTATTTCTATAAGCTCAGGTGTTAATTGGTTCTTACTGTGAACTAGGTCACCAGTAAATACGACCCTATCAGGTTTAATTTCCTTAAATTGGTTTAACATATCAGTCAAAATTAACCGATATAAGTCGTGATCTTTAAATAATCTTAGATGAAGATCTGAAAAATGAACTAATGTTTTAATCATTTAATTGAGTTTTATTGTTACAATATATTTCGTATGGTGGTTTAAAGGGGTCGTCATTTTTGGGAAATGGGTTAACCGGCATTGGTATTGTTCTATATGGTTCCGTAATTCCAAATTTTGGTTCGTCCTTAACTTCTTTCATTTTTTCTTGAATAACCTCAATATCAACTTGTTTAATAGTTGTCCAATCTCTGTTGGTCATGAAACCTTCAAGCCAGACAAAAAATTCCTTGTGTGTCATACTAATTCTCTACTATATAAGTTAGCCAATATTATTCTGGCAAATTTAAACTCCCGTGCTCTATTTAAATTCAATCCGTAAGTGAGAGCAACAACTCTAAGGTGTGGATACGCTTCACTTATGGTCATTTTTCCTATTTCCATTGTAATTCGTTAAAATTAATTAATATTTCTTCGTTGTTAAAGTGATTAATCACTTCATTTATTATTTCCTTTTGTTCAGTCGGTACACATAAAAAGTTTCTACAATCTGGTAAACATCCCGGTAAGGTTTCATTTATCATATGTACTTCATAACCCAAATCAATCATAAAGTTTGACAACCCAACATAATCATCCGTATTAAGGTGTTGTTCAAAAGTTAAAAGTGGTTTATATTTGTTGATAACCTCAACACAACCTCTAACAACATTAAACTCTAATCCTTCAACATCTAGGTGAATGTAACCAATATCATATATTTCATTAATTTGGTGTAAATAATCCAAGCTAACGGATTCTATTTTTGTTTTTCCGGACTCGTCATCAACAAACTTACAATGATGTAAATTTTCACCATATTCAAGTTGTGTGGAAATTGTTTTGTTTGTTTCAGATATTGCCTTTTGAATAATTTTTAAATTATTGATTTTATTCAATTTAACGAGTTCTCTGATAAATGTACAATTGTTATCTGATGGATCAATTGAAAATATGGTACCATCAACTCTTTTTGCCCAAGGAATTGAATTATCACCGATCCAAGCACCCAAGTCAATAATGTTGTTTTTGATGTAACCCTTATCAATTAAAAATGCGTGTATTTTTCTAAACAATACCTCGTGATTATTTCTTGTTGCAAAAATATTGGAATATTGATGATCCGGTAACAACACTTTAACGTTTGAATCATTTGTAAACGTACACTCTCTTTTATGTTCGGTGAACAAGTCGTAATCAATTTCCAACTGACCATTTTTATATTTTTCTTTATACTCAATTAACTTGTAAAAAGGTAAGGTAGCAATCCATTGACAATAATTTGCAACACTTTTAAACACATCTTCATCATTTACTTTCCAGTCATTATATTCTTGTCTGAAAAATGCGTGTTTGGACCATTGTTGGTCAGTATGCCATGCATGAATATGTAACACATCTGATCCAATCTTTGTTGTTTGCCAACATTTACTATCAAGTACCCATAAATTCAAGTGTTGGGTAGTGAATGCGTAATTTATAAAAACTTCTCCCGCTATCATTGATGCGACACCCATTTTAAATCCCGAATCTTTGAACTCTTGTGTTTTGGATTCATTAATTAGAATATATTCTGTTATTTCAGCAATCCTTTTAACAACCGGTAGAACCGTACTTGTTTTTCCATAAAATGAAGCACCAACAAGTGAAATACTTTTATAATTTAATCCAAGTTTTTTTGATAAGTGTTTGATGTAGTTTGTTTTTCGTTCATCTGTCGCATCATAAAAACCTCCCTGACCGACACATAACTTATTCGGTGTATAGTTTTTAAGATTCTCAGTTAAAAACACGTCACAATCCGTTTTTAAAATATAATCATACTTTTTTAAGGGTTGTGACCATTCATCCAAACAAAAATACAATGAGTTTAAAAACTTATAATTTTCGGAATGTCTGATGTTTGGCATTTCCACTGTAATAATGTCCACAAACTTATCAACAATATGTTTAGCTTCTGGATTGTGATATACAACCAAATCGTACTCTTCGTCCAATGAATAAAGTTTCCAGGTTTTGTATAACCATGAAAATTCTATTTCCATAATATTGGAATTATCTACATATACGACTATCGCTTTCTTATTCATATTAGTCAAATAGTTTAAATTCCTCATTTATATTTCCACACTCATTACACATATAAGTCGGAAACGGAACAATGCTATCCTCATGACTTCCAGTTAGTAATTTCGGTACTTTTTTTAAGATGACAACCTCCTTAAAATAAGTTGACTTACATTTTTCACATTCAACTGTTGGTTGTTCTCTTAAATTGATTTTTGGTTTAATAATTTCATCCATAATTAATAATTTACGATTTCTTCTTCCTCATTAGAGATTTTTTGTTTAATCATTTCCGTGTTGAACTGAAATTCGTCAGCCAAGGTTTCTTCAGACCCATCTTTGATGTTCTCATCGTACATAATTTCGTTGAAATATTCAACGATTTCTTGTTCTGTTTTTCCTTCAAGTTCCGGATAGTCCTCCGGATTAATTTCAATTGGACCATAAGATTCATAAACCTGATAGGTTTTTGTCATGTAAAGTTTCATTTTATTATATAATTTACGTTTATTTTACCGATTTGATTGTCCCAAGTGGTGTTGTACCACCAAGCTAAAGTTATATTTTTCTCCATAATTGAAATATAATTAAAATAGATTAATTTGTCAAACGTTGTTTAATGTCCATATTTAAAATGGTGTCAATTACCTTTCTGTCCACTCTATGTTCAACAAATTCTTGTTCGTCGGTTAAGTGAACAATGATACATCCAAGTAATGGAATATTTTCATATTTGGTGCCCTTTAACATTTTAAGTAACAATTTCCCATATAAAGGTAACTGAGTATTGTAGTGACCTAAAGCATTATTTGGTAAGTATTTAAAGGGGTCTCTCATTGGTTTTGTGAAATCGTTGGTTTCCATATTTTTCTTCTTATTTGTTTTATAATCCGTTATTATAAAACCGAAACCAGTTTTTTGTTTGTTCATTATGATCCAACAGGTATCACCTTGCCCAACATAACCAAACTCCGGGTCACCCAATACGATTTCAGTATCAATTAATACCGCACCCCTTTCTTCCATTAATTTTAAAAATCTATATCCGGCTTTGATCATTCGGTCACCCTTCATAATCATATCCATATCACATTCGTAAATCGGTTGACGGACGACCTTTTTTAGGTTATGTCTTTTTAATGTTTCAAGTTCCAATTCGTAATGGACTCTACTACCCATATTTGTTGAAATTCTACCAGATTCAGCCCATTCCTCCAATAATGTTTGCATAACATATGGATCGCCCTTTGCTTTATTTCTGGCAGCTTCTTCGGTTGGAAACTCATCATAAAATAGTTTCATAACCTTTGACACTGATGGAAAATCCTTTCTCAACGTTCCATCCACGTCTGTCATTGTATACTCGTGACCTTCTTCTTCAAAAGTTAAATTTAACTCATTTCTTCTTTTGGATAAGATATTTCTTATATCTTGGGCTATTTCTTTTAAATTCATTCTTTTTCTTCTATTAAATATTGATTAATTTCACCTCTGAGGTCACAAACGTCTTTGTCCTTTGGTAGTTTCATTAGTTTTACCCTACCATATAATGTACCTCCGTTAAGTTTGTCATATATGTTTTTGGCATCCAAAAAAGCATCACCATCCAAACAAACAATAATATCTTTTTTGGCTTTTGTATAAAGTTTTTCCCATAAGTTGTCATTTACATATTTTCCAAGTAAAGCAATTGAGTTATCCAAGAAAAATGAATCAAAAACACCTTCAACAAGGTATATATCTTTTTTCCAATCAATTAAACTTTCGTTAAATATAAGAAAATCTTTTGCGGCTTCTGGATTTTTGTATTTTAGTTTTGCTCTTGGGTTCCATGATCTTGATACAAAAAAGTTTAATTCACCTTTTTTATTAAATGACGGCACAATAACACGACCAGCGTAGTCACCTTCCATACAAATACCAATTTTATACTTATCAATGATTTCTTGTGTGATACCTCTTTTTTTAAGGTAATTTAATGCTTCTTTTCTGGGTAAATGTAAAGGATGAATATCTTCAAAACGTTTATACTCTTTTGGTAGTTCTAACTTTTTGTACTCCTTTTGTTTTTTTTCAACCTTGTCTGGTCTGATGAGGTTATATGTTTTTTTATCTTTTTTGGATCCGAATTGGTCTATTAATTTTCCTAAATGTCCGTGAGTTCCGTGTGTCTCCCCACAGGACCAGCAGTGGTAAATGTGATTAATATAATTTATTTCTAGATTACCCTTACCGTCAGTTTTTGATAACCCTTTTATCTCATAGGAACAAACCGGACAATCAACAGAAATTTGACCACTATATTCATTTAAACTTTTGGGTTCACCAAATATATTTTCAATAAGGTCAACTAGTAGTGACTCTTCTTTCATAAAGCTAAGTTAAGGAATAATAATTAAAAAAACAAATTTCTTACCAAATATTTTCTTGTTTCATATAACCCAACACGCAAGTGTATGAATCGGCCATATCAAAACACTCCTTTTTAAGGGTGTTATTTTTGGTATATAACCATTTAATTTGAGGTTCTTTTTCGGATACTTTTTTCCAAATTATTTCTTTTTTATCAATATCTTTTGGAAGTCCACCAAATAAAACGTGTTTACCCTTATCGTTTTGTTGAACAAGTTGTGGCCAAGCAAATTTTCTTGAATTATAAGTTGAAATAAAGGATGGGACAATACCCAAAATATCATAAATGGATTTTGTAATCATTGAATTATATCTAAGTAAGGTACCGACAGTCCAAGTGTTGTTTGAGTTTAATAATGGTTCCTCAATTACCACACTTGTAATACCCAAATTGGTATACCCATAAAGTTTTTCTTCAAAAGCTTTAACTTTTAAAATGAGTTCTTCAATTTTATTCTCCGGTTTTGGTTTAATAACCGGTGAAAAATGTGTTAATTCCAATAACTCTTGTGATTTAATATCAAAAAGTGCCCAACCAATTGTACGGGTTGAAACGTCCAATCCAAGAACTTTTGGTGAGTTCTTCAAATCCTTTTTTTCCGCCATAATTTAAAAATCTAATTTAATAGGATACTGTTGAATTCCCTGTCTTTTTTGGGGTGACTGTATCTTAGATATAACCATAAGTTCTTTATCAGCATTGTAAAGTCCAACTTCCGTAATATAAGGTGAAGTTGTTCCGTTCCATGTTGGATTTGATGAATCAAAAAACTGAGTTTGACCTAAGTTACATAAGAAATTCATAACATAAATGGTTGCTTGAATGTCTGTTTGAATGTTACCAAAGAAATAATAGTCACCACCAAAATTAAAGGTCACGCCAGTTTGATTCAATACCGGAATATCCAAATAGTTCGTTAATTGATAAATTGGTGCTGTATCATACATATTTTTGGTAATCTGATATGTTACACCGGTTAAACTATTAAGGGTTAAATATCCTCCAGATGTTGTGGCGGAATATTGGTCTGAAATATTTATTTCTCTCCATTGTGTGGTGTCTGGTCTTGATGTTCCACTAGGTACTTTCTGAGCCAGTATTGTTATATCATTGGCCGAAAAACCAGAAGGTGAAGTTCCAAATGTTGAGGTTAAAAATGGAAATTCGTTTCCAAATCTTATAATTATATCTGAAGGTCCAGGAAGTAAACTTTGATCATTACCTGAAATTGTTGTATAATAATTACAGTGGAGTGAATTTGTGAACGCCGAACTATTTAACCTATACGTTAAAAACAACGTTTCACTACTTCCACTAAGTAATCCGGTAGTTCCACCCAAAACACCATTGAATGTATTTGGTGTAACAAGTCCTAACTTTGGTGCTGGTAATGTCCAACTTCTATTTGATTTTGAATTTAGTGTTGCCACAATTTCTTCATCATCAAAAATAATCATTTTATAATCTGGAAACACTTTACCAACTCTATTTGGGTACCCATTTACATTAGCATGTGTATCCCATAAATGATAGTATCTTAACCCAGGACTATTAAATTGAATATCTTTTTTACTTTTAATATAATGTACTTCAAACAAGTCCAATGATGTAAAACCAGATGCTGGTGGTACGATTATTTCTTCAGAAAAACTATTGTGGTAATAAACTCTATCAGTATCAGTTTGACCACCAGACTCATTATAACCAAAATACTCTTTTGATCCACAATAACCGCTTGAAGCGTAAAAATTATAATCTTGATATGTCGTATTAAATATTCCAGCCGGTGATTCAGTCCACGGTGAATTCATATTCCAAACTTTTACATCGGCTTGTGAAATGTCACAATTTGACTCAAAATTAAACGCGTCAGTATTCCAATAAGGTTCTGGGGTGTATGAATCATATAATTCAGTCATACTAGATGGATAAAAAATCACACTACTATTTCCACTATAACCTAAAGATGTGAAATCCGGTAAATTTCTATCCACTTGAACCGTTATGGTTGAGCCAGTTGACGTGTCACCGGTAATTCCAACAACTACAAAAGTAAACATTGGTGAATTACCGCTTAAAGGTTGGATTGAGTTTTGGGTAAATAAAGTTATGATTGATCCGACATTTGCAGTACCAGAAACTGATGGGTTAATGGAAGTTGCAGATAAAGTTAAAATGGTTCCAGATGTTAGAGTTGTGTTATCAACAACAAAATTTGGGTTAATTGTGTATGCTGAAGTTGTAAGTAATGTAAAACCACTTACACTATTACCACTAAAAAATCCTCTAGGGGCGGCACTATTGTAAACGTTATCAATATAGGACGCATCAAAAGGAACCCCGTATGTTGCACCTGAAGTTGAATCCAAAAATAATGGATACTTAATATTCATTCTGTTTTTTTCGGGTACCGGTGATAAGTTTTGTGAATTATCCTGTGGCATCAACACAAATGAATCATTTAAATTCATATTATTTATACAGTCATAACAAACTTCACTATCACCTACTTGGAAGTAAGAAATATCAAACTTACCTTGTGATATTTTTTTTCTGGCAGCATCGGTTATTTTAGTATTAATTAGTGCTGCGGTATTTTTGATTATGTATGACATATAATATAAATATAATTATTAGTATTTTATGCAAGTGCACTTAATCCGGCTCCAGTATTACCTGTTTTATAAAACTCATAAGTTATTGGCTGGACTGCACTATTTAAGTATGAACAATCGGAAGGGGTTAAATTTTGGTTAGTCATACCAAATACATTTTTAATTCCAGCATTTAATCCACATCTGTGTTTCTCATATGAAACACTAGGTGTTTTAAGTTGTTGTGTTAACGTTCCGACGATTGTTGCGTTACCGGTAATACTTCCTTGATAATTTTGTGTGTACGCCGTTGTGTTTATGTCAGTATTTCTACATGGTAAAGATTTAGGTGTTGTTACTATTTGAGGTGTACTAGTGCTTGTAGGACCTAACATAGATGCAACACCATTGGTTGCGAACGATAAAGTTTGTGTTTGATTTGTTTGAACTATTGGACTATAAAATGTTGTTGTATTTCCAGTAAGTAAATTATTTAAAAATAGAACAAAGTCCAATGTTTTATTATTTGGTAGTGCGGGTGAAACTTCAATTTTAAACGTATATGTTCTAGTTTCTGTATCACCGACCACTGTGGTATTTTGTGTTAATGGTGTTAAATTTATTGAATAATTTTGAAAAGTTTCTTCAGGTGTTAGTGTGGTTGATAATGGCGTAATAGTATTATTTGTATCTTTAACATAAAAAGTATAATTTCCAGAACCTAGACCGGCAAAAACATTACTTACTTGGTAATTAACCCCATCTATTGAATATTCATAAGGTGGGATACCTCCTATTGAGTATAACCACACTGAACCATCATTTGTAATATTACAAGAAGGGTTTGTTGGTGATAAATCTAAACGCAGAGGTGGTGCTGTACATATACCTTCTATAATACTTAAAGAACCATAATAGGATCCTAAAATAGTCCAACTACCTATTGGTGGTGGTGTTGGGTTAATAAATACTGGTTCACCACTACTGAATGTCCAATTAGATATTTCCCATCTAGTATTACCAGTATTATAATATATAACAATAGACGATGTGTTGGCAGTCCATGACGGGTAACCATTTATTGTGTTACCTGAACTTAATTGTACTGATGTAAGTGTTTTACCGTCACTATACGATAAACATAAATTTTCTGGATAAACTGGTGGTGGTGTTGGTTCTGGTAAACAATCTTGACAGGTGTCATAAGGACCAGAAGATATTTCAGCAAACGAATTAAGATATGTTTGACCTGTATATGTTGTAATACCACTATTAACCCAGCATCCAGTTTGTGTTGTTAACTCATATGTTTTTCCAGTGGTGAATATTGAGGGTAGGTCGGCTAAATAATAAATTTTATTACTATTTTCACAATTTTCAAACTCTTGTAAGTAAAAAGTTTCAAATCCTACCGTACAAGTCGTTGTTGCCGTAAAATCACCATAATAATCAACCACTGTTGCGGTATACTCACCTGGACCTAAATTTTTTATTAAAGTACCCTGAGAACCGTTATTCCAACTTACGTGATAGGGTGAAGTTCCTCCAGTAATATATAAAGCCACAATACCATTTGTGGCGTCTGGTGTTGTGGCGTCAATACTGTCACAATCTAAACCCAAAGGTAAGAGTGTTATTATATTACAACTATTTCCACTTAATTGACCCATTAAATTTCTTCTTTATTAATTATTGTTCTTGTTCCTCCACTGAATAATAATATTTCATTTTCATTCAAAGGGTAGTAATATGTTATTTTTAATTCATCAATTTTATCAAAACATTCTTCTTGTGTATTTCCTTCAAAAATTTGATGAGGTGTTGCGGTTATTCCATTTGTTTCAAACAAATCAATAACTTCTGTATTTGTATATATTAGTCTCCAAATCATTATGAATGTGTTATTGTCCAATTATAGGGTGAACCTGTTAAAAAATTTCTTGCTGCAATCCCATCATAACCACCTGAACTATAGTTTGGTGCCTCATTTGTTCCTCCAATATTTAAATTAATATTAGACCATCCTGTTGGGTTATATGTTGCATTTCCACTAAAATCAACTAATATGTGATTTACGGTATCGGCAGACATTCCATTATCTCTTAAAGATATTCTCGGATTTCCTTGTGTTGTACCAGATAATAATGTTGCACCAGATAATGGTGTAAAATCAATATAATCTAGATTACAACTATGTAATGCAAAAGTACCGCCACCTTCATTATTTTGAGAATTTTTAAAAAATTGATTTGAATTTGGAAAAATAATATTTGTTAAATTTGTATTTGAATGTAACCTTACAACACCTTGAACTATCGCACTGGTTGGACCACCTAACCTTGTTAAAAGTGATAAATCCAATGTTCCGGTTAAATTACAACTATGTGCCTGATAAACTCCAAAATTCCTTAATGATACCGAATGTGTTATACTTGTTAAACCACTATTACTAAAGACCCTAAAGTCACCACCTAACCCAGATAATGGTGTTAAATCTAAATTTCCTGTTAGGTTACAACCATTTGCTTCGTATTTAAAAAAATTTTGTGACGATATTGAATGTGTTATACCAGTTAAATTTATATTACCAAGAACTTGAAAATCACCACCCAATCCGGATAATGGAGTTAAATCCAAATTTCCGGTTAGATTACAAAAAAATGCGTAATAACTTGAAAAATTCCGTGATGATGGTGTATGTGTTATTCCAGTTAGGTTGGTATTATTTTGAACTAGGAATTGACCGCCCAATCCAGAAAAAGGTAAATTTAGATTTCCAGTTAAATTACAGGTGTTAACATTATAAAGTGTAAAAATTTGCGATGATGGTGAATGGGTTATTCCTGTTAATTTGTTATGTCCTTGTACTTGAAAAGTGCCACCTAAACCGGATAATGGTGTTAAATCTAAATTTCCGGTTAGGTCACAAAGATATGCTTGGTATGTTGTAAAATTTTGTGATGATGGTGCGTGTGTAATATTAGTTAAGCCACTATTGCTGTAAACATTAAAAGTACCTCCTAAACCAGATAATGATGTTAAATCTAAATTTCCAGTTAGGTTACAATTATTTGCAACATAGTTGGTAAAAACCCCTGACGATGGTGAATGGGTTATTCCTGTTAAATTTAAGTTATTATTAACCCTAAAATTACCTCCTAATCCAGATAGTGGTGTTAAATCTAAATTTCCTATTAAATTACAATAATCAATTCGGTAATTTTGAAACGTATTACTACTAGATGGATTTGTTATTCCGGTTAAATTTATGTTGTTATTTAGTGCTATAGTAGTATTATTCGCTAAACTAGTTAATCCAGATAAATTAATATGACCAAATAAATTGTCGTCATCTAAGGTAAAATTATTTAACCCCCTAAAACTATTACCTCTCATTTGAATGGTCCGTATTCCAGGGTCTGAAGTAAATCCAGTATAAGTTAATGAAATACCTGCCGTTTGAGTAATATTAGAACCATTATCCAGTCTCCAAGAAACCCTTCTTGATCCACTACTAAACGCAACTACTGGGTCAAAAGAAGATGTTGAACCACTCTTTTGAATGGTTAGTACTTGTCCTATATTATTTCTTGATGTAAATTGTTGCCTACTCATAAATTAATTTTTAAGAATAATCATTACCGACCGTCCAATACATTACTGAACCATTATATGTAAATGTTAAAATATCAGTTGCGCTTGCGTTGGATGTTAATATGATAGTTCCACCACCTCCGTTAGCGACTCTATGTGTACCACTACCACCATTAACATTACCTAAACTTAATGTTCTTCCACCAACACCATCTTGTGTTACAATTAAAGTTCCGTACTCACCATTCCTTACACCAGTTAATGATAGTGTTGTGTTTGCCGTTAATGTAACTTGATAGTTTGTACTTAAACCAGAAACGTTCCAGTTAAATGAAGTTCCGGTTGAACCGATGTTGTTATATGAATTAATAGGTGATGTTATTCCGGTAACAGATATTGTGTAATTTCCGTCATTATTAACTAAACCTATGTTAGTTCCTGCGGTTAACCCACTTACAGGTAAATTCTGATAAGTTGTTGCCGATATTGTATTTGTACTTAAACCATTTGTAAATGATGTTGTTCCACTTACTGTTCCTCCGGTAAATGTTCCACCTCCTGTCGGTGTTTGCCAACTGGCATTTCCATTACCATCTGACGTTAAAACGTATCCGTTTGTTGCACCAGATGTCATTTGGAAATTTGTTGTTATTGTTTTTCCAGAAATTTTAACTTCATTTCCTGCCGCAAATATTAGATTACTTCTATTGTTATTATCTGTACCATTACCTAAAATAAACGCACCTTGTGTTGTGTCACCGGTCACGTTCCACATTCCTTGTGCGTGTTGGTAATCGCCATTTGTTACTGTTCCGTATCCTTCGGCGTGAGAATAATCACCAAACGCAGTCGTAAAACCTCCTTCAACGTGGGAACTTTGTCCAACTGTTGTAGTCTCGTAACCTTCAGCGTGTGAACGAATACCTATTGTCGTTGTTGATTCACCTTCACTATGTGACACATTACCTAATGCTTTTGTGTCATTACCTTCAGCGTGTGAAGTTGTCCCACTGGCGGTTGTGAATGAACCTTCAGCATGAGAACCATTACCTAATGCTTTTGTGTTACTCCCTTCGGAATGTGAGGTAGTACCTAACGCTGTTGTTAATTGTCCTTCACTATGTGACACATTACCTAATGCCTTTGTGAGGGCTCCTTCAGCATGAGAACCATTACCTAATGCTGTTGTGTATGAGCCCTCAGCATGTGATTGAATACCTATTGCTGTTGTACTAACACCTTCAGCATGTGATGCGTAACCTAATGTGGTACCACCACTATAGTAATCAAAACCATCATAATACCCACCTTCTGCGTGTGAACCAGAACTAATTGCGTTTGAGAATAGTCCTTCCGCATGAGATGAAAACCCCACCGCCACTGAACTATAACCTTCAGCATGAGTACTTTGATTTATGGTGGTTGTACCCATACCTTCAGCGTGTGAATAAACCCCAGATGCCGTGGTACTAGTACCTTCGGAGTGTGAAGCATTACCCAGTGCTTTAGTGTTAATACCTTCGGAATGTGAGGTAGTACCGAACGCTGTAGTGCTTGACCCTTCACTATGTGAACGTAACCCTATCGCTTTTGTTAACTGTCCCTCGGAATGAGAATAAGTCCCCCACGCGGTCGTATTCCATCCTTCAGCGTGTGATGCATCACCAACTGAAGTGGTTTGTCTACCCTCAGTATGTGAGTTGGTACCATATGATTTAGTATAAAAACCAGAACTTGTTGAAACATCACCTAGAGCAACTGAGTAATACCCGGAAGCAGTTGAGGCATAACCAAGCGTCACTGTACTTATACCTCTAGAATGTGAATAATCTGTTGTTATTATTTGATCACCATTCCAATTATAAATACCGGTTAGATTTCCTACTTTTGCGTTCCCGGTACAAGTGGTACCTGTTTGATTTAGATATATTATAGTATTTGGTGAGGAAAAGGTCACTGCCGATACTGTAAAGTTTGATTTCCCAATATCATAATTAAAATCTCTATCGTCAATAACTACAGTGTCACCTGAAGAAAATGATGTCGTTATATCCCCATAACTAGAATCTAAAGTAACCACACCACTAGTTATGGGTCCACATAAGTAGGCACCATATTTTCCTGTTTGTGAACCCCGTCCTTCCGTATGAGAAGCGTAACCAAATGAAGTTGTTTGATAACCTTCAGCGTGTGAATAATCACCATGTGCCGTAGTTTCTCTACCTTCAGCATAGGATAATAATCCGGTAGCCACTGAACCAGTAAATTGTATACTATCGTGAATTGTTATTGGTGAACATCCGTGTAAATTACTTACATATAAGTCATTTATACACGTTGCCGATGTATTCCCAGTAAATGAACCACCAGTTGTTCCCGTGAAAGATATTGTGAAATTACCGTTTGAACCACTTATGTTAATGTTATTACCGGCAGTTAATCCACTTATTGGTAAGTTTTGATAAGTTGTTGCACTTATGGTATTAGCACTCATACCACTTGTAAATGTGGTCGGTCCGGTTACAGTTCCTCCGGTGAATGTTGATGCACCAAAAATTGAACTTAGTTGTTGTAGTTCCGCTTTATAGGACGATCCCGCCATATTTTGTGAGGTATCCGCGGTGGTTACAATATGTATTAATGTTGTTGGTGTAATCGCTGAGGATTGTGCCAAGGTTTTATCCGTTAATCTAGCCATTTCTTTTTATTTATATATATTTAATTATTCAAATTCATATGGTTCACCACCCATAAATTCAAAAAGATCACCATCTTGAAACTCTTTATAGGATGATAATTCATAACAAAAAACACATCCGTTATCGTCAATAATTTTAACAATGTAGTTTGGGTATGTTTCATAAACTTCCGGTAAAACAAAACTATATGGTATGGATGTTGCCGAGAATGTATCAATATATTGACAAGTACCAAAACATGTATCGCAAACCCATACGTCAAATGGTGAAGTTCCCGATGTTATACTATTAATAGTTATTATATTTGCCATTTTAACAATTTCCGTTTACGTCACATTTAAATGTTATTTTACCCATACTATCCACTTCAAATATTTTCTCAGTTTGATTAATATTTTGCGTTTGTAATACTTTAATGTATGTTACAGTGAATGGTGTTGTAAGTGAACTATTTTCATATAAATAGATACCGGTATCTAAAGTACTCACACTATAATCAGTATAGAATTGTACATCACCTCCGAAATCTGTTAACTCACAAACAGGACAAGATATAGAATACTCACCTTTTGCTTTCCATAATCTATATGTTGGTGTTGGTTCCGGATCAGGTGTTAAACATTCCAAACAAGTCGTATATGTGGTCGCAGTTGTTGCTGTAAATGTATCCACGTTGGTTACAATGTAACCTGGAGGTGCAATATAGTTTACAAAATTACCCACATACGAATAACAAGATCCAGATGTTTTTAATATATCATCAATTTGTATGTTTAATGGTGGTATCGCCGTTTGTATAATCATTGAATTTGTTGTACATGATGTAAATATAAATTCTGTTCCCATAGCATATGTTGGTGTTGGTGTCGGAGTAGGTGTTGGTGTCGGAGTTGGTGTAGGTGTTGGTGTAGGTGTTGGAGTTAGGATTATACATTCCGAACATCCACTTGTATATACGTCCAAAATTTCCACCAAATTTCTATTTGTTGATGCGGTCGTTACTCTATTATAAGTCACACATTGGATTTGATCTGAATTATTTCCATGTAATATCGCTAAGAATGTTGTTCCTGCCGATAATGATAAACCACCATAACTTAATTCACTATCAATATAGTAAATTGAACCATCCTCACAATCAATAAGTTCTTTAACAAGTGAACAAACAAAATTACCACTATCAATGATAAATGTTACAGTGTCTGCCGATGGTATGACCGTTACCGTTGGTGTTGGTGATGGAGTTGGAGTTGGTGTAGGTGTTGGTAATGGTCCAGTCACAACTGTAATGTCAGCCGTAAACCCAGAACAAGGATCAACCGTAGGAGTTGGAGTAGGCGTCGGAGTAGGAGTTGGTGTAGGTGTTGGTGTAGGTGTTGGTACAATAATTTCACATTCCAATAACACATCAAAATCTAATAACGAACATGGGTCAGTAGGTATTGGTGTAGGTGTTGGGCAACTTCCGTTTGTCATAACCGTTGGGTCTAAGTCCGGACAATCCGATGTTGTTGGATTTGGACCGAAAAAGAACGCAGTTCCACCTAAAGTGTCACTCAAACACCATTTGTTTGTATCAAAAAACAAATACCCAGGATTTGTTCCACCTGTCCAATACGGTTTTGAGTTATATGTTCCAGTTAACACATAATCACCAGTATATGCTGAATATGCACTAAATGGTATGTTAATACACATATTCTCATAACAACATAATTCAACACAAGATGGTTCCGTACACCCAGTACTTAATAGGGTCGCGGTACCATCAAATACAAACGGACCGTCCGCCGTTACACCGGTTACAATCGTATAACAACCATCCATAATATTTGTATCACCCGTAATTTCAAAAGAAGTTAAAGGGGTGGGGACAAACGACCACGAACTGGCACTATATACTATTTGTGTATAACAACAACTACTTAATATAATATCCGCCATTATGTGTTTTTCTTTCTTTTATAAATAACCAAAAGTTTGTTTTATTCGTGTTTTTTAACCAATTTGATTCCAACTAACCTCACCAAACCAATTATAGGTGTGATATATTTCAGTTTTGTCAGAATAATCAATTTTGAACTTACCAGTTTTTTTACTATCTAAATCAAAAACCCTCTCATCCAAACCATTTTTAATTTTAAATGAGTGACTTAAATGTTCAAGTCCTGTTTTTTGATAATCCCAAATATATTTAATGAAATAGTTTCCATTGTCAGTTAATATTGTAATTTCAATTTTGGTTTCATTCTCTTTGAATTTTTCAATCAACTTATTATTTTTTACTGGAATCATATTTGTATCATCTTTGAGACTTTCAATATAATTTCGTATTGATTCCAAATCGTTTCCTTGTCCCACAAAATGACAAATAAAATTGTTTTTTTGGTGACTTGATTTAAACTTGTTTAATATTTCACTTTTAACAATCTTATAGTGATTTCTGTCAGTTTTAGATAATACGATATGTATTGGTCCTTGTTCAAACGGCCACTGATCATAATTAAAATTGTTCCCTATTATACTTTTATGTGAATAATCAACACCTCTATTTGTGTTACTTTTGGTGTCCCATACCTCATCTAAAAAATTAATAACCCAAGGATTATTTTTTAAAATCATAACACCAGTGTTAATTATTCGTAAATTTTGTAAATTATTATAATCATTACTTGGGTTCAAAAACTCAATATTTCTAGAATCATCTTCCGACGCTAAAATGATATTTGATTCAGAATATAAATTACAAATAAAATCAAACCGCATTTCTTCGTTTGTTATACAAGCATCATTATCAACCCAAACGACATAATCAAACTCATCGGTTAACAAAACTTCTTTTAATAATTTAATTTTGTCCCAACCAGGATGCCTATCACTCAACCTACCTTTATGGTATTTAAAACTATAACCTTGTTTATCACAATATTTTTGTTTGTTTTGAATTGTGTAATTCGCAACATGTTCAATATTTTCTGTAAAATGTGAAACCAAACAAATTTTATATTTATTAAGTTCAATTACATTTACATCCTCATCACTTTCAATATTTAGTCTCTGATTTGTTAGTTCAACTTTTTTTATAAAATCATTTAGATGTGTTGTAGATTGTCTACTACCCATATAATGGACAATAAATGTTTTATCATTTTTTGAATTTGGGTGGCAATTAAAAGTTGTATGTGGAAATATTTTAAACTTGGTACCATCTTCTTTTAACAACTCCTCACACATTTTTCCTTGTTCGTGTGGAAATCCTTCGTAGGAGTGTTTATCTAAAGCTTCAACATTGTAGTCAGTTATACTATTCCAGACTTTATTTAATAAGTCGGACGACCACTCGGTGTTTTTGAATATCATAACACCAGTGTTTACCAAAAGATGTTTTGAATTTACCTCATAACATACGTCTGAGCAAAATAACGAATCATAATCTTTATTTTCACTTATAAAATCAACAAGTGATATATCAAAATTATTAAATACCGTATCACTATCCATCCACACCACATAATCATAATGTGGTAACAATTGTATTAAACATTGTATTTTGTCCCACTGTGCGTGTCTTTTTGATAACCTACCCAAAAAAAACTTATAATCTATATTGTATTTTTCACAATACTTTTTTTTATTCAAAGTTGATAACCTTGACTCTAGTTCAATTTCTTTTGTAAACAAACTAACAACACAAATTCTCATATTACATTTGTTGTTCTATTTTATTTAACCAACCTTTTGATTTTGAATAAGGCCATAACACCCAGGATTTTGGTTCTTCAGTTGTTGTGAATGTCCTACATATCTCTATTTCGTCACCCGGTTGTTTTAATAATTTTTGAATTTCATCAATACTAGCATCTTCTCTATATAATGTCGTATTACCTTCTTTATTGAAGATAACCGCCCAAAATTCATAATCACTTTCATTTAATAATTCCTTTTTGACTTTAAAACATTTTTTTATTTGTTTTGAGAATGATTGAATCCATTCATCTTCTGTTTTATAATCATATGGATTTGGTGGATATTTTTTTTCTAGTGTATATTGTTGTACCGCTCTTTTAGAAAAAAGGATTCCGGCATATTTTTCATAATCCCTTAACGTTCGTTCAGTACCAAAACCGTAATTTCCTTGATCCATTAGTTCGTTACCATCAATCCCAAACAACTTTCTATTTAAGTCGTGTGCTTTTTCATTATCTTTCCACCACTCTTTATGGTCGTCCCAGTGTTTAGTCCTGTTATTTCTTGTATATTCATGCCAAATTAATACTTTATGAGGATGAAAAAGATCATAACCGTGAGTATAAGCTCTCACTGCTATTGAAATTTCCTCTCCATGAAAATAGAAATCAGGGTTATGTTGTACTTCTTTTGAAAATTCACCTAATGTGAAACAAAAATGAGCAGAATAAAATCTTGAAGCTATTGGTTCAGTTAAGTTTGTCCAATTTGGAATTACTTCTGGTAGGAAAAATACGGCACCTTCCGGAATAAATTTATCAAACACCATTCGCCAAGGAACTCTAACCCTTCCGTCTGGATCATTTTCTGGTTTGTATGATGATACGTAACCAGTTAATAAAGGTTTTTTGTGTCCCTTATTTTGTAATTGTTTAATCATATTGATTAATTCATCATCCCAATCTTTTTCAAACCGCATATGAGAATCAATCTGTAATGTATATTGCTCATCTTGATATAATTGCTGTACTTGGTTACGAGCCCAACAAACACCTTTTGATTCTGTATTTGGTATATTTAAAATTCTGAATCTAGAATCATTTTGATATTCATCAATATTGAATTGATCATCTGGATTGAACTGATTACAAATACCAAAAACTAAATTATCCGGATATTTGGCATTTTCTAAACATGACTTGATTGTTGGTAATAATTCTGGGTCTCTATAAGATGCAATTTGTATGAAGATTCTCATGCAAAAATTTTAACACAAAACTTATTAAAGTGAATAAATATTACCAGGTTTCGCCACTTACTCTAACCCACCCAGTATTGTTTTTTAAATAGATATAGGTATTGTCCCAACTAATTGAACCCGGTACACCATTTGTGTCCGTACTACCAGATGGTGTATAAGATGTTGATACAACCAAAGTATCTCCAGTTAATCCACTTGTGAAAATATTTGTTGGGTTCTCCCATCTTGCTTCACCTGTTGGTAAAACACAAGTTAAAACTTTTCCGACAACCTCTTGACCATCTAGTAATTGAATTGCATAATCATTTGGTCCTCCTGCAACAGTACCTTTAATGGCAATATTAGAATCATTAGTAATTCCTGCTGTTGTTTGTGCCCAAAACACGACATTTGATCCACCTAAACCATAATTATTTTCAGAATTTACGGTCAAACCATATGTTGTACCACTAACGGTTGTACCATTAAAAATACCAGCAGTTATAGTATCACCAGTTGAATAAATGTCAAGTTTAGCGTTTGGGTCCCCAAAAACACCGTACCAATCATTTATCCCAATTCTATTATTTACTACATCAATTGTTACACCACTACTTGAACCAAAATAAACATTACCTTCATCTTCATCATTTATAAAAAGTGGTGAGAATGATTTTAATCTAGACGCCTTCATATAATCAGTAAAACTTCCTCTAGGTCCTAAAAGTGTGTTAGTAACCTCAAGGTCTTTAGTTACTACCTTTTCCGAAGTTGTGCCTGTGGCGATTATTAAACAACCACCTTCAGTGACCGACAATGTATAACCTGTGGTTCCTGTTGCTATTGTTTCAAAACACACATTATCGTGAAATGTTGTACCAGAACAACCATACACATCAGACACATATAATTCATTAATACATGTTGCAGATGTATTACCAGTAAATGTGGAACCACTAAACAAATTTGATAGTTGACCTAACTCGGCTTTATAGGATGACCCGGCCGGATTTTGTGAAACATCATCGGTCGTTACTATATGTATCAATGTTGTTGGTGTAATCGCCGTTGGGTTGGCTAAAACTCTATCCGTAAGTAATTGATAAGTTGGCATATGTTATAAATATCAATTATTGAAAATAATATTGGATATTATCCATAAATATAAATAATATGTCATCTTGGAACGCTTTACCGTCTGGACAATCAATTGTTTTAATAAAAGTACATCCATTTGTATCAATAATTTTTAAATTCAAAAGAAATTCATTTGGGAAATAATTTTGAGTATCAATTATTACTGATGGTGGAATGGACGTATTACCGGAAACATAAAAACAAGACGTTAAGTCTGAGTTACATAAAAAAACATCATATGGCGATTGACTAGAAGTAACCCCTGTAATTTCAATTAACATTTTATATCCAAATTAATTCGTCACCATCTTCGGTAATCATTATGAGTCCATCCTCGGTTAAAATAAAATAGGTATCTTCTGGACAACTAACAATCTTAAATACAGTACAACCAACACTATCAATTACTTTAATCATCAGTGTTGTTGCTGTTTCATAAAAAGTGGATGCCGTATATGTTCCACCAGTTGTTGCAAGTACTGAACAATTATTACCATTTTCATCACAAATATAAAATGTGAATGGTGGTACTCCCCCTGTAATTCCTGATATGGTAAAAACTTGTTGTGTCATATGAAATAAGATGGTTGATATTGAAATGATAGTCCAGTTGACCCTGTGTAACCATATATTAGTACTTCCGTACCTAAAGTTCCACCAGTAAATTGAACGGCATAAATTTCAAAATCTCTAAAGTCAGATGGGTTGTTTAAATAAACCGTATAACGGTATTGATATCTAACATATGCTGAATTATTATTGAATAAGGATTGTACAGAAAATCTTGGGTAACTAAAATCAAAGGTTTGAGCACTCAGCGATGGTACAATGGTAGGTGTACTACCAGTATAAACGATAGTTTCATTTAGGTATTTAGGGTATCTAACTACACCGTTAAATGTATCCGCACTTGTAGTTGTAACACCACTACAAGCTAAACTAACTTGGTAAAAAGGATCACTATATTTACTACCAGTGGTTGTGGTACCTGAAAAATTATTAGTCGTACCAGTAGATCTGTTATTTATCAAGTCAACGTAGTCTGACTGTATATTACCCGATAAACTACATAATGGGTCATAGGTCAAGTTATTCACTATGGTTGGCATTGTTAATCTAAAGGTATAATTTGGTCCCGTTGTACCAGTTGTGACCACAGTGGATGGGTGTATCATAAAATTTAATTCTGTGGTTCCATCACCACAATTAGTAGACCCAGTGTTTGAAGGTATTGCTAAATTATAATATCTATAATATCTAATATCTGTTGAATCATAAGGGGTACCACTCCATGGTCCGGCGGACGTAGTGCAGACACCAACTAACCCAGGTGAACTACCCGTACTAACATTTAAATATGAATTATAATAAGTGTTAAAATCAACAATATTACTAAATTCCATATCTATAACACCCTGAGTCCCACCACTTACATACTTTTGGTATGTTATAGTGTTTGAAGATGGTGTGGAACAAATTCTTAGTACGTTTTTGGGTTGACTACTAATATATGTCGGTGTATTTATTCTCAACAACCCGGTAGACCGATTAATTATATACGGTGAATCTTCATAAACAAATAACGTGTCGTAGTTTGTACCTCTTAATAGTAAAGTATTTCTAAAATCATTAACTATATATTTTGTAAAATCATCAACATTATATGGACAACCACTCAAATTAAATGTTATTTGATTTGTATTACATACCCCAGTAGTAGATGTGATTGTTGATGCTGAGATTTTATAAGGTATATTGTTAAAAATACAAGAGTCTTGATTAAATGAATTTAAACAAGTAAAATAAAAATCCCAATTTGTTTGTGTGTTTGCCGAATTTGGTATTACCTCTAATTTTATTGTATCATTAATATTTTGTGTTAAACCAGTAAAACAATTAACTTTTTTGATAAAAATAGTACTAGAACTTGTTGCGGCACTTTTTGGTGTTTCATTTAAACTAAAGTTGGATGTTGTCAAGTCAGGTACTGAATAACCCCTAAATTTCCACGCAAAATAATTAGTAGTAGTTGCGGTCAATAAGAAAGTACTCTCCAAGGCTTGTGGCACAACCCCCGCCGCAGCACCAGAAAAACTCACCCTATGTTCATAATTAGCATCATCACTTGACCCATCACCATTATCACAAGTAAACGGGTTAATAGTTACTGTGACCGAGGAAAAACATTCTAACTCTGCCGGTATTGTTCCGGTCCCTCCTGTTTGAGAAAAAGTCAACCCACTCAATTTAATTTTATCAATTACTGGTACATATGTACCTGCTTGAGCTAAAATGGCGGAACTTCCGGTTAATGGATGAGTAAAGGAATACGGCACATATTCTGACCCATAACCTGATATAAATACAGGATTTGTGGTGTCTCCAGTTTCATACCAAAAAATTCTATAATCGGTAATATTTACTTCACAAGAACCTGTCAAATTACCAGCAACTAACCTACCAATAGTATTTGCACTATATGAATTAAAATCTAAATCACAAGTCGTACATAAATTATTAGATTGTACCGGTATATCACAAGAACAACCCGTTCCAATATCATAAATTCTAATTTGTGTTGTAAAATCTGGTACATTATCAATATAGTAAGGACATTCGTTTCCTGTTATTGCTGATAAATTTATGTTAGTTTGGAATGGTGTAGTGTACCCATCTACATTACTATATAAATTTAACACACCACCTAATGGTGTTGTTCCTGTGTATGATAAGCATGTTACGGCGGAAAATGACATAAAATTATTATATTTGGTTTATTTCAAAAGTGTATCCAGACATATTACAATTTATTGGTGTTGGAGGTGGTGTAGGACTAGGTGTTGGTGTTGGTGTAGGAGTTATCGTTGGTGTTGGTGTAGGGGTTATCGTTGGTGTTGGTGTAGGAGTTGGTGTGGGAGTCGGACTAGGTGTTGGTGTAGGTGTTGGTTCTGGTAATTCGCAATATACATCATATATTATATCCAAACCTAATGAAAATGAAGCGTCGGCTAATGGGTCGTAATCACCATCACAATTTGATTTTATTTGTAAAGTATTGTTAATTAAATCAATTTCATAACCACCAACTTCAGGTATTGTTGATAAAATACTTTCTATAGTTGTTTGCCATAAAATATCTTGAGGTACGTCATTTAATGTTGTTGCAGTATAGAATGTTTGTGTATACGCACTTCCGTTAATTTCTACTGTGGCAACAAATTCACCACTAACAAATGTACAATTAGTATATCCCGACGTAATATCAAGATACCCCTCATTTAACATTTCAGAAAATCCTCTTTTTGTTCCTGTTGTTGTTTCAAAAGTATTTTCACATAAGGTAAACAATTCATAACTAGTAATTAAAACACCAGTACAATTTATATCAAACCGATGTCTGTTTTGACAACCGTTACTATCAGTCACAAGAACACTATATGTTCCAGCAGTTAATCCAGTAACTATTGGTCCGGTTTGTATACCAGGTATATTATTAGACCACGAATATGTAAATGTGGGTTCACCATTATAGATTATAACTTCAGCTTCACCATTGTTTCCGTTTGTACAATTAGTTGTATTTACTAATGAAAGTAAACCACCGTTTGTTGTTATCGCAAAACTATCAGTTATTGTACAACCATCAGAATCAGTTACTGAGTATGTATATGAACCAGGTATTAAATTTGTAAAAGTATAAGAAGATAGTGGAGTATCAATGATAGATTGACCATTACTTAATACGTAATCCAAAACACCAGTGTAACCACTACCAACCTCAAGGGTTATTGAACCATTGTTACTATTACAAGTTGAACCACTTGTTGTTGCACTTACTGAGAATTTTTGTTGTGAATTAACGGTTAATGTGTCTGTAAAAAAACAATTAGTACCTGAACCCGAAATAATTAATAAATACGTGTCATTTGATAAGTTATTAAATGTATATGTTTGGTTTAGACTTGTATTTGTATAAACATCACCAGTTGATTGACCTGACAAAGCATAGGTGTAAAAACCACCATTACCGTTTAATTGTACACTTATTTGTCCATTATTTTGATTACAGTTTGAGTTTATAACGTTTGAACTTACAACATTAAAACCATTAGCCGGAGTAATATATGTGGTTAAATTTAATGGACAAAAATTCGCGTCCCTAATATCTACACCATATGTCCCACCATTTAAATTTGAAATTGTAAAGCTATCACCGAAAGTGTATCCTACTTGACCGGTTGATGCGGAATAATAAAGTGGTCTAGTACCACCGGTTATATTATAAGTTAAGGATCCGTCCGAAGAAAAACAAGTTGGGTTTACAGTTGTAATCAGTCCAACACCTAATGGTTGTGCTGCTTCAACAACAATACCTTTTGTTGTTTGACAACCTAAACTATCAGTAACTGTACAGGTATATGTACCTTCAGTAAGTCCCGTGATTAATTGTGTCGTTTCACCATTACTCCACAAATAAGAGAAAGGACCTGTTCCTGTAGCACCAGTGACAGAAATTTTTCCGGTGTTAATCACACAATTTGATGTATTAACCTTCCAGAAACCAAAATCAACCTCAACACTATCGTTTATAACAACATTTTCAGTTGTTGCTGAACTTAGTCCGTAATCGTATACCTCAACATAATAAGTTCCAGCTGAAAGATTATTGAATATGTAGGGTAAACTATTTGTTGTTTGTGTTTGATTGAATTGACCGTCAGCATACAAAATCAAATTATATGGTGATGATAAAGAAGTTGCCGAAACAGTTAATGATCCATTATTTAAACCACAAGTCGTATTGGTTACATCAAAAATATTAGTATAAAAACAATCAGAAATTATTACGTTTATAAACAGTTCTTGATTTATTGGTGAATCACTGTCATTCAATCTAAAAACATAAGTACCACCCGTAAGTCCACTATATAAAAAAGGACCATTTCCAGTCTGAGTACTTAACCCACTACCAATAGGTGATACCGGATCAATCGTATAAATAGGAGTACCGGCAAAGGGTGTTATTAAAGTTGAACCAGATGGATTAGAACAAACACCAGTTACTTGAAAAGTATATGATAAGGGGCCTTGATTACAGTTTTGTGTACAAGTTGATCCCGTATCAAAAATAACGCCTTGAGTTGTTGCAGAAAAGTCAGCATCAATACAAACTTCAACTAATCCTGGTGATATACCCTCCTCTTTAACACCACAACAGTTTACTAAATTATAATACCCCCCTATTGTAAAACCAGTTATACAAGCCATTATCCGCAGTTAATTTGAACGTTTATACCTATATTTAGATATAGAGTTTTATTTGTAAAGTCATCATAACAACTTGAATTACTAACTATTAATGTGTTTCCAGAAAAATAGTAGTTTAATCCATAATTATATAACGTTTGTAATTTTTGATCTATAGCTGTCAAAACTTGACTACTGGTTGGGTACCCGTTAAATCCATATCCTGTATAAAAACTTTCTTGAACTAAAATATCATTATCTAAACGACAATCAATATACCAGGTGGTAACTATACTATTGAAATCACAAACTCTAGAGTCATAATTTTGACTTTCTAAAACCCCTTTAATTGTTGCTGATAAAATTCTAGGTATCGTATTTAAATTAAGTTTACATTCCAGTGTTTGATCAATACAATCATAAGCGAATACTTGTCCGTTATATTCACAAGGAATACAAGCAACCGGAATAAATACACAACCTCGTTGTCGTCTCCAAACGAACTTTTGTCTATGGAAAATTGAATTTTCGTATTTTGCACCTGTTAACCAAAGTGTAGTCGCTGGTACTACTTGTTCCAATAATCTTTGCCAATGATCCCCTAAACCTAACGTATAGTCAATCATTTTTTGATATGTAAACTTATTGGACGGAATCCCAACCGTTTGTTCTGATTGTAAATATTTCCAATATATAGATTGAAGGGCTGGATAACCTCCCGTTTTTCCGTCTGTTATTGTTTGTCTGTTTCTTACATTTATTAAATTATTATAAAAAGATTGTGCAAATTCAAAAAATGTTTTTTCTTTTGGTTTTGGATTAACAAATGTCCAATCAATTGCTCCAGGATATGGGTAAGGTGAGGTTAATCCAGAATTTGGAATTGGGTAATTATATTTAACTGACATGTCCCATACATCATAAATTAAACCTTGACCTACATTTACATTCAATTCAATGTTTTTTGAGTTGATAACCAACTTATCATTTGAGACGTTATAATCAACCCCATTAAAGTTTGCGTTATTTTTTCTATTTCCAGTAGTATCTACGGCCCAAGATTTTTGGTTATCTGAAATTTTTGTTAAAGTATAACCTTGGTTCATATTTGGAAATTGTCTGTATCTGTCAAGATACTCTTGACCGTATGAATAAGGTTTCAGTTTTGTAACCACTGAAGGGTCATTTTGATTCAATCTTGAATTTTCAAAATCAACTTCTTGTGGTGATCTATGTTTTGGTGATTTTTCAAACCATCCGGAACCTTGTTGGAAAAAATAATCCTCAGATGTGGATGGTGATTTCGGAAACCCGTCGTCAGATATACCATAATCGGATGTGTTTAATGAAACCGTTTCAATTGTATTATTTGTTGTATAACCAGTGTAAGTCACCCCCAATATTGAAAATGTATTTTGAGGATCAAATACCGGTGTTTGAGTCACGACCGTTCCTCCAGATATTTTGGCGTAGGACTCTTTAAAGTCATCAACACTCAATTTTGTATCTGCTAAGTATATAATTTCATTAAACTCAACCAAAGCGTCTGGAGCACCAATAAAACGCATTATATATTCCAAGGATTGTCTAGTCCCTTTTGTTTTAAACATATATGCGGCGTTTAATATTACATTTCTATAATATTGGTAATTCAGTTCTTGTGGTGTCATCGTTTCTGTTTGACCAGAATAAATTCGTTGTGGGGTTGTCTGGAATAATGAATCCAATAAAGTTTCATTGTTGATTGGTGATATATTGGTTTCAATACCCAACGTTTGTGCCAAATTAAATAATAGTTGTGATGGTATATCGTTTTTTGGAATGTAGTTTACTGAATTCATAAAAGCTAAAGCGTCAATGAATTTTTTAACATCATCAAAACTTCTACCATATAACTGGAGAATTTTCTCCATTTTTTGATCTTGGGTATCAAACTCTTTAAATGCCCCAGTAGTTAAAAATCTTGATATTAAATTTGTTCTAAATTCATCAAGATTTTCCGATACTTGGTTTAATTGTTCCAAATAGGTGTCAAAGGATCCGGTTCTAATATCCAGATTCCATAAACCATCAATTAACCAAGTTAACTTTTTTTCTTTTGTCACATAATCACCATTATCGTTATATTCCGGATATTTAAAAGTGGCAGTATATTTTGGGCTTACTTGTGTGTTTAATAAAAATTTCTCAACCTCATCAAAAGAATTATTAAATATTTCTTTTGTTTTAAGGTTGTTTGGTTTAATAACTAATGTTTTAGTGGTTGAACTGATACCAGAAAAGGGATCACCAATCACTACCATATAAATAAACCCTTCACCAACTCTTTCTGTTGGTTCAAAATCAATAAGTGGATATTCTGTATCTAAATTCTCAACATACAATGCGTAATTCTCAAAATTTGAAGTAAGGTTTCTATATTCTGAAACTTTCATCGGTCTTACTTCAATGTTTCTACTGGCATTTACACTATAATCAATATCAAATGGGTTTCTAGTAAATGGTGCATTCACCTCCAGTGTTGTTAAATTTTCAATTGGATCATAAACTATATTTGTAGCCGTTAACCCAGTAGTCAAAGAAAGTGTAGTTTTATTTACCTCTAATGCCGCTGGAAAATAGTTAATAATTTTGGTAACAGATGCTGAAATTCTTTTTTGTAATGAACCATATACCGTAAAACTTGTAACTTGTGATATATCAAAATTTGGATATACTTGAAAATTTTGTTGTATTAATCTTTTTGTTTGTTCAATATCAGTAATATCTAAGTTCTCTAAATTATATTTTTTGGAAAATACTCCTTGGTCAAACTTTCTGTTAACCTTCTCATAAATGGACGGTGTAAATTCAAAATTACCCTGTGTCAAGCCACCACCAGTCGTAAGTTGTAAACCTACAACATTATCAAACGGTGTTTCAGATCCTACTGGAGGTGCTGGTGGGTAAAAATATTTTTTCTTAGCCATTAACTAATAATGTTTGTAAAGTTCTTACTAAAATCAATATTATTATTTCTATCTTGTCTAACTTCGTAAAGTAATTCATTGAAGTTATCTCTGATTTCAAATAAGTTGTATTGTTTATAAATGTTTCCGACAGTATCATAAAGTGTATAGATACCATCTTCCATACTTTTTGTTTGGTTACCATAAAGAGCAATAGCTAAAGTATCAATATCATGTTCAGCCATTTGTATGTCTATAGTAATTGGGTTAAAAAAAGTATTTGTTATAATGATATTTTGATTTGGTTGACCAATAAACGGAATCGCACTTGCTTTGTTTGTTGGTGATGATGATGGTGAAAGGGTTAAAAATAATAAATTTGTTGGGTTGTCAACATACCTATATCTAATCGCTTTTTGTGATGTGTTAACTTGATCACTAATTACTGGTTCACAATAAAACGATGATGTTACAATTCTGTAAAAGTTTGTAATTTTTGATCCGTTATCATTTAAATATTCAACTCTAAACCCAACCAAACCTTGGTTAACGAATTTGTTTCTATATTGTGATGGAACTTGATTAATATCAATAATAAGTCCTTTTACGTTTGGTAATGCCGACAAAACACCACAATCAAGTATGGTCGTTCTAATTTCGGCCGGTCTAATCATTAATGTGTAAATTCCAATTTGGTTAAACTCACTAGCCGGAAGTTTTAGGTTGTAAAGTCCACCTAGGATTTCAATATCCGGATTTCCACCTGTGTTATTGTTGTGAAAATAAGGCGTGAGAATATTTGTTGCATTTAATTTTTTTAATGTAAAATTATCTGTCACATCCCTAGATTGAGTGTAGTGTAAAATGATTTCAACATCCTCTGGTGAAACGTCCGCTGGTCTAACAATACCATATGTACCTAATGCCATTTTTTATTTTATAAATAGTTTATGCTCCTTTTTTATGTTTGATTGATTTTGTAATACTTATAACCGTATCTGACAAGATCCCCGATATTATCAATTTCACCTAACCTTTGTAACGGTTCAAAGGCACTATATTTACCTCGTTCAATGTAAACGTCACTTTGTACTTCAGGATCAAACACAAAATCAAGTAATCTTTCGTTTTTGGTCAACGCACTTATCACTATATTATCTTGAGTAAACCCAGAACTTTCGGCGATATATATTGTTGAATCGTCATTAAAATCAAAATATTTAATACCGTTGATTGTATATTCGGTATATTCCGTGGTAATATTGTCTACTTGCCCATAAAGTTGGTTGTTTTTGAAAATAGGGTACCCGACCGTATATGGTGTTGGTCCATATCTTTTTAAATTAAACAACTTGGATGTTGTTACTCCAGTAACTGGGATTGGCAGTGACTCATACGAACTTGATATTTGCGAAAGAATATTTGTTTGTGAATCACCTGTAAAGATAAAGTTATACGTTGTTGGTATACCAGACCAATTTCCAGATTGGGGTGTCAAGGTAACGGTCCCTTGTAAGTTTGAAATAGTGGGTGTCACAAATGGTAAAAATATCTCTTTTTGAATAACTGTTGTACCCCACGTATTTTGTCCTGAAAGTGATATTGTGTAACTTTCAGGTGAATTAATATAGTTGTGAACTAACGGTTGGTTTGAAATTGTTTCGGTTGGTGACCCGTCACCCCAGTCAACAGTAAACGTACTAAACGACAAAAACGAAACGTTAATATCACCAGATGTATTATATAGATAGACATCGTATGGGGTTATTGTATTTGCTGAATATAAGAAATTAGTTAATATATCCTTTTGTAAGATATCACCATCAAACTCACTATACACCCCCAAATCATTTATTGTTTGAGTAAAAAATATAGGTATGGTTAAACCGGTTAAAATAGATGACCCATTAGTACCTCCACTCAAAATATAGGTCATTCCGGAATATAATCCAAACGTATTTAACCCACTATCACCACTATAAGTGATTGTTACCAAATCATTTTTTAATGATTCTGGTGATATTCTCAAACTATATCTTATTTCATCCATTATGGGTTCACATATTCATACCATTTTATTGGGTCAGTACTATCACCCACTCTTAAATAATTAATAGTACCGTTGTTTTGTGGTTGTTGTTTAAAAATTTCATATTCGTAGTTGTTATAATCCAAAACTACTTTATAATAAAAATACAAACTTTTATCAAAATTAAACTTATTTGGGCCACTTAATGTTGATTGTGGTTCATTCATAAACCTTATAAATTGTCCGGTTTTGCCATTGAAAAATTTAGCCGAAACATAAAATTCATTTATATTAATATAATCCCTTTCTTTTAACCAATAAATAAAAAACCCTTCTTTATCGGCACCAACATAATCTAATATAAAATTCGGTTGTTTAACGTCAACAATAGTTGGTCCAATCAGTGCAGGAATACGAGTCCCTTGTTGTGTTGGGAGTATGACAGTAAAATAGGGTCTTTGTTTTTCACTTTTATTGGAGTCATAAAAGTCTAACTTGAAAAAACTTTTTTTAAAGGAGTTTGCAAAGTAATATAACTCAGACGACGTAAACCCTTGAAAGCCGTAATTAATTTCCCAATCCGTAATCGTGGCACTATTAATAGTTCCAAAAGTGTTAAAAAAATTAAATTGATAATTTAGTAATGTTGATGTTTGATTTGTTGGATATGGTGCGTTGGCAAACTTAGTGGTTTCAAAGTCGTCAATACCATTAATAATGTCTGAGACTACATCAATTTCAAACTCATTAATTCCTTCCTCTCTACCGACATTGTCAAATTTAATATTAACCGGGATGTTAATATATTTGTCGTTAGCGGACTTCGCATATCTATAATAATTATTATTCACAATTATCTACTGTTGGTTCGTTTATTTCTATTAATTGTTGATTTATATCTCTTAAAATAGGATATTGTAAAAATAATATTTCACTAAACGGATAGTGACTTCCATTTATAAAGGGATAGTCAACCCCAATATTATTGTTATCTATGTAGCCATAAGTATAAAGATCCCTCCAATACCATGTATCGTCATATTGACTGAACCAAGCATAACCTGGAATTTTATCTACATAATCTTTATCACCCGACTCAACATAATCACTAAAAGCCCTTATTTGTATTGGGTAATGTGGGGTATATAAATAACCGGATGGTAAATTTTGTGGTGAGTTATCATAAAATACAGTATCATTTAATGAATATTTGTGAAACATATTCGTTAATACGTACTCTTTTTGTTCATAATAATTATATTCACAAAAATCACCTTTTATAATATCACCAACATTTAAAAAATCATTATAATAAAATGTTTGACCATTAATAAGATACGAACCACTTGGTATGTTATCTTTGTTATTCACTGAGTTTTTATCCCACCAGTTATCAACACTATTTTTCAAAAAATTGAATCCCCAACCGATATCAATTCCGGTTGGTTGGTTATTTTGATTTGGGTATGGTTTGTTGAACCAACCCATATAACCTCTTTGAATTGTGGTTATGAACAGTTCGGTAATTGGTTTGCCGTTGTTATCAATTAAACCCCCAATAGACGTATCTTTATCAAAAGTAAATGAAAATGTTTGAGTGTTATCTTTAATTGATACTCGTTGGGTTTGGTTTGGGGTTAATACATTATATTCTAACTTCCTTTTTATGGTAAATGGATTATTTTCAAACCCAGCTTTTGATATGTTACATTCGTTTGATGTTTTTAATACTTTATGTAGTCTAACATAATAAATTGATTTTGTTTCAGCAGAATTCGCTAGATTTGTGATTCGTTTTAAAGTCCCATAAGTTCCGGTTTGAATATCTGTTGGGCTGTATTTTAAGTCATAAATTGTAAATACATTTTCTTCGGATAAATAGCTACCGTCACCTAACCCAAAAACCGTAAACACATTTTGACCATCAATTGGTGTTGATAACTCAACATAGTCACCTTCTTTTAAATTGTGTTTTGTCCCACAATAAAAATAAATTAAGTTTTTACCATTAAAAACACCCGAATCAATTACATATGGTATACCATTACCACAAACAAAACCATTATTTGTTACGTTATATTTTTCATTTGTATATGACATTGTTTGTGCGGTCGTACTTGAAAAAGCATAAGTTACATAAAAGGACCAATTATAGGATGAGGCACTTTTATTTACAAAAGGAATATGACCAGTAATACCTTGGTCTCTACTTATTACGAATTCACTAAATTGTGGATAACCTTCCCAAGGTGTGTTTGGGTTTGATAATGTTGATGTTGCGTTTTGTATTGGGTTTGTGTAATACAAATCATTTTTAAATGGTGTGTATGTTGTTTTACCGGAAACTTGATTATTTACAACATTCACAATTTTTCCAGCCAATCTGAATTTATCACTACTCTGTCTTTCATTATCAAAAACTACTTGTTGGTCTACCAAAATTGTTCTATCACCCTCCACATATTCTCTCGTGTCAGAAAATAAAGGTGGTTGAACCCAAACCGGTTTGTTGTTATTTGAGGCAAACCTTTTATTACCTAAAACAATCCTTATTTCACTTTCATTATTCATCTTGATTCAATATGTATTTTGTAATGTATCTATTGATTGTACTTTTCCCTTTGTTCAATCCAAAATAAAAATGATACGGTGCACCAACAATGAAACTATTCTGTGTTCCACTTGGGAATTGTGGGTTATTTATACCATTAGATGAGTTAAATATATACCCTCTTCTACCACCATTAGTATCATTGAAATAAGGGGATATTGGTGAATTATCAAAACTTAAATCTTGGTATTTTTGACTATAAAACCCTCCGTTTGAAATATTTGTTGCCCAATCATTAGTATCCAGTCCAAATATGGTATTACCACCAGCTAAATTCCATTTGTAGAATGGGACCTCTTGTGTTTTAGGATAACCAAAAGTATAACTCAACGATGAATTAAATGTTAATACCCCCGGTGAAACTACTTTCCTATCTATTGTATTTGATGTAAAAAATACACCCATAACAATATCTGAGTTGTTTGAGATATAGAGATCGTTATCATCGTAAGTATCGTCATCAAACCCCTCAACACCATATTCAGAGTTAATACTAAAAAGTTGTGCCAAATCACCATCAATTCTTTGTTCACTTCTTGAGAACATTTTATTAATTGAAGCATCCCCTAACCCCAAGGCTTGTCCCCAAAAGTTTGAATTAATCATTCTGGAAATAAAGAATAAAGAAAGTAAGTCTGACGTATCTTTAAATGAGGTACTAAGAAGGGTATCTACATAATAACCTTCAAAATTTGGGTTTGTACAGATTTCTTTTGTAAATTCATCTTTCGGTCCCAAATCCATTACCGTTGTTGGAAAAAATATATTTCTTTCGTTCATACCTCCATAACCCGCCGGTTGTAGTGTTGGGTCTCCGAATGTGGCTCTTTTAGGTATTTGACCAATAAAATTTGTTCCGTCATAAGGTGTTGCTCTATAAAAAAAAGAATTTGTTGTTCCCTCAGTATAATAAATCGGTCCTTGTCCTGGTCTGTATGTACTATCATATGAACCACAAAATAAATACTTTTTTGGTTGTCCAACAATATCAAAAATGGTTTGTTTTTTGAACGCAAACATATACAGTGTACCATTTACCCAATTGTTTTGAAATACGTGAGAAAAAATACCCCTACAAGCACCAAAAACCAATCTAAATCTTGATTTCCACTCGGTAAGTAATTTAATATCTTTGATGATTGAAACAATGAGTGGGTCATCCACCAAATAATAACACCCACCTTTCATTCTCTTACCATCGGGGTTGGCGTCACACGGACTTAAAACTGTAAAATTAGTACCAGAACCATCATAACAATCAAGAAGTGTCATGTTTTCACAGGTTAATGTAGCAAGAACAACATCACTAGTTTGACTTGGTGTGTCTCCCTGTGAATCTTGACTGTTACCATTACTATCAGTTGAGTTTGATATATTATTTGGGATGTTTAAATCATTAACACCTTGTATTGTGTAGTATGTAAAGTTGGAATTTAAATGTAACGAGAATGAGTTATTACCATCAATTTCAGTACTATCTGATGTCGGTAACCTATCGGATCTAAACACTAGTAACTGACTATTGTTAATTTGTATATTAGATGGTGATTGATTATGGTAGGCCGGTGAAAAAGTTCTAACAAAGTCTGAATTATTTAGTATTGATCCTTGTTGGGTGTTTGAAGCCATTAAAGAACCACCTTCAATATTACCTTGGGTTAGAATATTATTAGTTTGATCAAATGTAATTGTATTTGGTCCCGTATTTAATGTACCAACAAACGTTGTGTCGGACAAAACACCATCTGGTGAAGTAAACACACCTAAAGTAAAAGTATCCGTATTATATGCTTTAAAGGTGGATTGTGTTTTATCTGTTGAATTATAATAATGTGGACTATTATTTGTAAACGCACTAAACATTGTTTGGTTTACATTAAAACCGAATGGTTCATTATATAAATTACTTTGTAAGTTATTTGTTGTAATGTTATGTGTTTGTGGGGTTTTTTGGTCATTAAACCAGACACCCGAACCAGAGTTTGACCTTATCGGAATGTTTAAATAATACTCACCTTCAACAATCAACCCATTACCAAATGTCTTACCAAATAAAGGTGATAAGTCGTATTTTATTGTTTGTTTTTCAGTGTACGGATCAACACCTCTAGTTAGAAATATAATTTCATACGTTTGGTAGTTTATGATTTGTTGGAGTGGGTATACGTCATAGGTACTAGTTGTAGGTAGACCAAAATCAAACTTTTGTTTTTTCTTAAACAAATACTTGTTAAGTAAACCACCAGATGGGGCTAAAAGTGTTTGATATTCTGAAACAGTACCACCAGTAATAACTTGAAAATACTCAATACCCGCGGTGTACTTATATGTTGAGGTATCACCAGTTACCCTAATATATATATTTGATGTTTGAGGTAATCCATTAACATCTATCCATGTTACTTGTTTTGGTACTAGGTTCGTACTAGTTTGTGTTGTACCTGTCAATACATTTAAATTAGGATCTGTAATTGATGCTGGGTTTGTAAATGAAATTAAATCACCACTAGTGAACGCATTTAAAGTTCCGGGATCGGCAAATATTACTAATACACTATCCTCAAACGGTTGGGATGGTGTTGAATTATTTATAGTGGTCCTAATCCGATTTTCACCATCAAAATATCTTTGTCTTAAATTAGCTAAATTCATAGATTGTGTCAAAGTCACATCATAACCTAAACGTTTTTGTCCACCCACGGATGGAAACTCAGTGATTGGTGTTTTAATGAATTGACCAGACGGATATCCGGCGAGTACTTGTCTTATACCCTCATATGTTGCTTGTGGGTCACTTGAATTCACAGGTGGTGAGTAGTTATATGAATCAATAGTATTAATGTCACCCAACAAAATATTATTTTCAGATTCTATAGTTGTACTTAACGATTCACTTGTTTGATTTGTGCTAGGTGGTATGGTTGTTTCTTCACAAGGACAGGCCTCACAATCAGGAAAGGACATCATAGGTAGTGCAATTCTTTTGAATGGATTTTCGTCGGGTAGTGGTTTAATTGTTTTTTTATTACAACCACCTTTAGGTTTATTACCACCACTAAGTGCTGATATCGCTTTACATATACCATAAATTACAACATTTATTAACCAAATCAAAAGATCAATTATTAATTTCAATAATGGCCATATAAAAGCCAATACGTGTGCAATGATTATAAGTTGATATAAAATTGGTGTCAAAAGAGTAATCAACATATTAAATAAGAAGAATAAGAAATCAAAGTTTCTTACACCGTCATTAACCGGAAACCTATTGTTTGTTGTTGTACATCTTCTATCGGTAATTTCTTTAATACCCAAGTGTCTACTTCTATTTGATCCCCATTTCCATCTATCAATAAAACTGGTGATGGTATAAACTTTATTAAAATTAAATTCATAAAACTTATCTTCACAATTAATCGCTTCTTGAATCATTTGTGAACCTAATGTTGTTGTTAAGTCACCATAATCCACCCAGTCCAAACTAAACGCATATGAATATTTTTGAGCATTTAGATCAGTTGGTGAGTTTTGATTTGATAGGCTCCATCCCCATTCTTTTATGTTTGGGATTAAATAATCCGCTCTAAGTATTTGATTATTAATTCCATTCTCATTTTGATATTGAATTCTAAACCTATATTTTCCTTTTGTTGGTATGCCAACACTTGGGTCATTTGAGAGTACTTGTTCACCGAATTCATTTGTAATGACATAATCTAAATTCATCGGTACTTCTGTCAACCACGTTCCGTTTTCGTCAATAACTTTACCATTATCTGGTAAAGAAAATTGTTCAAGTACTGGTCTACCGTCCGAATCGTAAGCTATCGTTTGTCTTATTGCTAATATTCTACCTTCAGACGACACTAAGTCACATAAGTTACCAGTGTCTTTTTTTGGTTTACAATTTGTTTTTAAAAAGTCCTCATCGGCATTTGAAAAAATGGAGCCCATAAATATGGCGTGAGGTTTTATCTCAATACCTAAATCTCTTAAATCAAAATCCACTCGTGTAATACCAACTTCACAAAGTTCTGTTTCACCCCAAAATGAAGTGACGCTAACTTCTTTTTTTTGATTCACAATTTGTGGTAGTGAATCCAAATCGGTTGACGATTTAAACCTATTTCCGTTGAACTGGCCGGACCCACCTCTACCTAAACTTATCAAATCTGAAGGTGAAAGTGAAAAACATCCGATGTTAGACAAATCAAGATCTAACATAACGACTTGTTGACCCAGAGGGACTCCTATAATCATAAAGTCACCACTCTCATTTGTTTTAACCGTGTATTTGTAGTATTTTTCATACACCTCTAAAACTTCCCTTCTGGTTAAAACATCTTCTCTATCGGGGAAGGTTCCGGTTGGTGTGTGACCTTGATAATCCTGTCTATAAGGTAATAAATTGTATCTATAACCGTCTTCATTTTTTTGATCAACTGTTTTATATGGATATAATGTTGATATTACTGGGTCGTTCTCGTCTTCAGTTGTTAATGGAACAAAAACAGACACATTTGCATTTGGTATACCATAACCCCCATTTGTTATAACCCTTCCGGCGATAACACCATAATCGGCACAAAATCTAGTATATACGTCATCTTGTCTTAACTTTAAGGAAAGAATTTCCAAAAAATCAAAGTCTTGATTAACATTAATTCGTATGTTTTTATCCTCACCGGGTGTTGTTCTTATTCTATAGGTTTTGGTCATTTGCCTTTTAAAAATAAATAGTTATTTTAGTCTTTTATTAAAAAAACTAAGTCACATAACCAGAAAATAAAGGATATTAAGAGAAGTCTACCGTTCTTAATTGTTTTACTCTGACATTGATGTCCCTACTATCAAATCTAACTTGGTATATTTGGTCTGGTTCGGCAAAAATAGTATCATCAATTAATTCAATTTCTCTTGTTTCTTTATCAATGTATCTTTGGGATGTTTGAGACGATGAATATTGACCGCCAACCCTATTATACACTTTAAGATCAGACAATGTAATTACACCTGCCGTGTTTTGAATTAATCTACGAACATCTGAAACATTTAAGTTTTGACCCAAATCCCGATTGGTTGGTCTCATATAGTTTGATATTTGGTCAATCACTTCGGTTATAATTTGACTTTGTGAGGTATTGTTCTCAATCACAATTGAAATTTCAAATTCCAAATCAATAACTTTTGCAACATCAATTGATATATAATCATTTACCATTCTATACTTTGATAGGTAGGTTGCCAGATTTTGTTTTAAGGTATTGGCCACATTTTGAGTTAAGTTACCATCAGAATCATATGATAGGATTTGGACGACAACTTTATTATTATTTTCAGTAATCGCAACTTTAGCTGGTGCTCCAAATTTTCCGGGCATTGTATCAATTAAAGATTTGTAATCATTAACAGTTACTGCTCGTTTTTGTGCAGCAAAGTTGAAAGCCACCATATTTCTAACTTCTTCAGTTGTTGGTGGATTAGCACCACCTACCGCTGAGGTCACGTTATTAACCTTTAATGATCTTATAACATTTGAATTAATGGTATCCGATGGTCCATTAACAACCATATCAATAGTACCAATTTGATTGATGGCACCAACACCAACATTTGATGAAATACCACCACCAATCCTATATTGAATAAACAATGTTGTATTTGGTGTCACTGTCAATCCTAAACCAATATTATTTTGATAGTTTTGTATATTTAAAGGTACACCTAATTGAGCGAAATTCTGAAGTTGTTGATTTGGTGTTGTCGTACCACCACCAAATTGTATTTTCATATACCCTTCCGGAGTATATTCAGTTATAAATCTATTGTCGGTTTTTAAATACCTACCAACTTTAAGTCCCGCCAAATCAATTGGTTTTGTTGGGTCCTCAATAAAAACGGTATCTTCGGCCAACGCATCAACTTCATACCATTTGTTTTGTGATGTAACAAATTCTGAACTAGGAGGTGTTGATTGGTATTGGGTACCATCTTTTTGAATGATAGCCGTAACACCCAAAACATTTTTTTCTGGTAAAAAGAAATTGAAAAATGGTACAACATCATTTGGGTATACCACTCTTTTAAATACCTTTGTTACACCATTAACCACCACTTCTCTTTTTGTTATTGTATAACCAACAATTTTATTTGTATTGTCAAAAATTGGGATTTTAGTTCTATTTACAAATCCTTCGTTGTTATATTGTGTTGAAAAATCAACATCGTATACGGTTTCAAACGTTTGACCCCCGCCATTAAATTGTGCTCCAGATCTTAAAATTCCCAAATATCTTGTATCTTCACTGTCACCAAAAGCAGGAACCTGAATGGATATATCAGCTAGAGCAACTGAAGGTCTAAATCCGGGTATTTTCAGACCATAAGTTCTCGCAATATTATAAATTGATGACCTTTGTTGTGCATATTGAAGAACGGTCTCCTGTATACTTCTATCAATGTGGAAATGTAAGTTATCACCAATGGCCGCGTTTAAGTCCATTAAAACTGAAAAAATGGACGCGTCGTTGAAATTTTGAACGACTTCTGGGTAGTATTGTTGAGCATAATTTATTAAATCTTGTCTCAGACTTTCAAAATCCCTACTCGTATAATTAATTTTGTTCGTTGCCATATTATATATTAATTATTATAAATTCTCTTGACCCAAAAGCATTATTATTGTTTGTATAGTCAATTCTTAATTTTGCGGTGTACTCTTCCGTACTAGCACCAGGTACTCTATATATATCACTTGTTCCCAATAAGTCAGTATTTAATTCACCGGGAGCTTCGTCTGATTGTAAATAGGGTGTGACAGATATATTATTAATAATTAAATTTGGTATATATTTGTCAACTTGTTCTTGTATTTCGGCTATAATACCTTCAAATGTCTCACCATCAAAAGGATCAAATATGAACTCATAGATTCTGGTTCCAAAATCCGGTAAATAATATCTACTACCCTTTCTTGTT